ATGGCATGCCAATGGCTGAAAACGCCGCACCCCGGCGTGCGTTACCGGGAGCATCCCACGAGGCTGCATCAGGGCCGACCCGATCGCTACTACGCCCTTCGATACTACAGGGACGGACGCCGCGTCGAGGAGGGGCTTGGCTGGCAATCCGAAGGATGGACGCCGAAGAAGGCCGCCGACATGCGGGCGCAGCTCGAGCGCGCGAACACCATCGGCGAAGGCCCGGCAACCCTGGCCGCCAAGCGCCAGGCCCGGCGCGAACACGAAGCTGTTGCCAAAGAACAGGCTGGCAAGTCCAGGACGTTCGAGGAACTTTGCGAGGCCTACTATGTGCCGTGGGCCAGACAGGAAAAGAAATCCGCCTGGATGGAAGAAATCCGACTGCACAACTACCTGTATAAGGAGTTCGGGGGCCTGCCTCTTGATGCCATCACCGTGGCGTCCGTCGAGGCCTACCGGGACCGGCTGCTTGAATCCTTGAGCCGGTCCACGGTCAAACAGATCCTTGCGCTTTTGCGCAAAGCCCTGAACGTCTTTGCGACTCGAGGCCTGTTCGAGAAGCGCAATCCCGTGAGCTCGGTGAAGATGCCACGGCTGGACAATGCCTGCGAGCGGTTCCTCACCCGAGAGGAGTATGACCGTCTGCTTGACGCCACGTGTGAGGCGCAATGCCCGGACCTTCATGACGCGGTTATCCTGTCCGTGCACACCGGGCTTCGGCTTGGTGAGATATACCGTCTTGATGCCCAGGACGTGGATCTTCCCCACGGGTATCTGACGGTCCGGGAGGATGACGGCAAGCCCGGCGGCAAGGTCCCGCTCAACGACGAGGTTTCGGGAATGTTGCGCCGCCGCCTTGCCGGCTCGAGGGCCGGTAAAGTGTTCGTGCCCACCGATCAGCGAAACAAGGCGCTTTCCAAGCAGTTCACGTGGCTGGCCTGGTCCATCGGCCTGAACAGGGGCGACGAGGACCGACAGCATCGGCTGACGTTTCACAGTCTGCGACATACGTTTGCCTCCTGGCTGGCCCTGGCCGACGTGGACCTGTATCGCATCCAAAAGCTCATGCGGCACAAGACCCCCGCAATGACGCAGCGGTATGCGCATCTGCGTCCTTCCTGGCTCCGCGAGGACGTGGCCGTTCTTTGTCGGCCGACGCCATCCCTTCCAGATCCATCAGACGCGTGAGGCCATCCTTACGGACAATCCACTCGAGCAGGATGCGCGTCTCGTAGACAACCTTTTTCCCAACCTTGTAGCGGATAGCCGGGCCGAACCCCATGCAATCGGCATGGCGCAGGGTAGCCGGCTTGATGAGTCCGGCCAAAACCTCGTAGACGGCTTCCCTGGCCACGCGCATGGGCAGGCGCGGCAACCAGTCTTCGATCCAATCACGTTCTTCCTGGGTCAGTTCACGAGGCTTTTGCATTTGGGGCTCCTGTCGGGGTGAACTCTTTGCAACAGGCTGTCTTTGGCGTTGGCGCGCCGTCCAGGGAGCAGACGTTGTGCCCCCGGCTATTGAGCGCATGGAAATAGACACACTTGGCGCAACGCTTCCACGTTTGCTTGACGTAGCGGCGGTCGGCCCGGGCCTGAGCGACGGCCTTCATGCCGCTTCCTCGCTGGTGTAGGCCGCGACGTCGTCCTCGCAGCCGATGAAGATGCCGGCCCAGCCTTCCTGGAACTGGTCGCCATGGAGCGGGAAAACGCCAATGGGATGGAGCGGCCCGCCGCAGCAAAGCCGGACCGATTCGGACGGCGCGCGGCGCAGGAACCGCCCGAACTCCACGCCCGGGATGACCACCCGAAGGGTTTGCGGAACAGCCCTTGCCAGTGACTCCAAGGGCTCGAAACCGCGCACGGCCGGCAGGCAGAGGGACGCGTCTCCCTGGCCGATGGTCAGGCACATATTCTTCGAGCCCTCGGGCAGGTAGATGGCCAGCCGTTCGGCCGCCTCGGCAAAAGCCTGGGCGCGGATATCCACAGCGTAGACGTCCTCGACCTTGGCCATGAGCCGGTCCGTATCGACCCAGATGCCGCGCCGCACGGGCAGGCTCCACCAGCCCACGGCGTCGGTGAAAAACAGGCGCTTGTCGGAGACGGCCATGGCCCGGGCCGTTTCGAGCCATTTTGCGCCGGTGGCCATGCGGCGCGCTTCCACGCCGAAGGCGTCGGGCACGGTCTGCCACCAACCTTGCCGGCCGCCCTGGGGCGCGACGTCCACGCGCACGAACTGGTGGCCGTCGAGCGCCTCGACCCGGAGCATGCCGGGGTCGCCAAAGGGCGTGAAACGCACCTGATCGAGGCCTTCCTCGCTGTCTCCGGCAGAGGGCGCGGCGGCGGCAATGGCGGCGGCCAGCGGCGCCGGATCAAGAGGATGGGTTGTCGCCGGCAGCGGCTCCAGCGTCGGCGCATAGCGCCAGTCGGCCATGGGCAGGCTGGCCCGGGTCCGGCCGCAGCGCAGCCGCAGCATGCCGGCGTCCGGGTCCGGGGAAAGGGTGATCGGGGCCGACGGGAGCCGCGACACCAGATCCAGGGATTTCTTGGCCGGGAGGCCGCATTGGAACGGATCGAACCCGGGGGCGGCCGTCAGCCGGCAGTGGACGTCCAGGGTGCCGTCCGTGGCCGTGATGGTGACCAGCCCGTGCGGGCTGGATGTAGCGTCGCACCAGACGCTGCCGCTGACGGGGTCTTTCTTGGCCGCCACGGCGGACGCCGCCCTGGTGAGCGCGGCCAGAAGGTCGTCGCGGAGGATGGAGAGGGGCGCGGCGCACATGGCTACACCCCCAATTCCCGGGCTTTGCGGCCGAGGGTGTCCAGGCGGTCCAGGGCGTCCAGGCAGTCGCGGGCAGCTTTCTGGGCGTCGGGATGCAGCACCAGGGCGTGATGGCCGAGCAGATGCCGCAGCCGGGTTTCCGCCTGGGCGGCGTCGGCCATGGCCTCGGCCGCGTCCTGGTGGAGCTTGAGGGCGCGTATTCCTTCCATGTCGGGCCCTTCCTCCGGGATCTCGATCAAATCCACACACGATGCGAGTATGCCGACCATGGTCTTCTCCTACCGCTCGAACCGGGCGGCGGTTTCCGGGGCGATGTCGATACGGCGGCCGACGACGCGCTCATGCCGGCCCACCCAGAGCGCCACGCCGATGGCCAGCACGGCCAGCGCCCAGATAACCCAGAGAATGACCAGGGCGAGGGCGTCAGGCTGCATGATCGCCCTCCCGGTGTTCGTCCGGTTGCGCGGCGTGGCCTTCGGCCATAGACAGAGGCTCTCCAGTCCAGGTGATGCAGAAGACCATAGATAGCACCGAAGCCGGGGCTGGTTGGGTGCGGGAAAACACTTTGCGGTATCCGAGGAGCTTCATTTTCCGAGGGCTAGGCGGCATCGTCGCACCCTCCATCCCGGTCGCCGGCCGGGAGCTGGCGTTCACGGAAATCCGCTACGGGGGCCAGCCCGCCGGGGATCATCCGCAGCAGGGCATGGCGCCGCACGAGGGCCACGCCCTGGATGGTGCCGAGCGCCCCGCGAAGAGCCTGCCTCTGTGGCCTGGTCAGAAACGGATCGGCCGCCAGATCGGCCACGGCCGTCTCGGCCTCGGAAAATTTGCGGTCAAGCAGCGTGTTGTGCATGGACGCCTCCGCGACAGGCCGGGCACGTGGCGCGCACGCCCGGGTATTCGGCCACCACGCGCCAGCCGGCCTTGATGTAGTCCGCCGCGGTGCGACAATTCGTGTCGCCCGGACGGCGGCAAACTTCGCAAGTGATCTCGTTGGGTGCGACGCGAAGCTGGTCCGGACGCTTGGCGAAGTGGCGCATGACGTCGGCCATGTCGTATTCCATGTCCGGGACCTCTTCGCCGTCCACCATGACGGTCCTGGCCGGCTTCAATTCCGTTTCGCCGTAAACCGTGCCGACAATCAGGAGGGGCCTCCGACATCGCGGGCAGGTCGTTTCCGACTCGAAGGTGAAATCATCCTGGCTGTAATCAATGAGTTTCTTCGTCGTCAGGAGCGCTAGGTCTTCCGGAGACAACTCCGCTTCGCAGTAGGGGCATTCGTAAACGCTCATTTCCCGCCTCCACGCCGCTCGATCAGCGCGAGCGGCACCGGTTTGCGTTCGCCGGCGCAGCGCGCCGCCCACTCTTCGCCCGTCCAGACGATGGCCATGATCCAGGTGGCGCAGCGACCGGAGCGCCACCGCTGGGGCATCCCCACCCGGTCCCCGGGCGCGTAGGGCAGCACGCCGGGCAGCGGATCGCGGCCGGAAACGCTCATGCCGCCGCTCCCTTCCGAAACCGCTCGGGCAATCGGAACGTCCTGTCCCATCGCATGTGGGCCAGGTGCTCCGGGAAATCCTGATGGCTCATGAACAGCGGTTCGTCCGGGAAATCGAGAAACGGCCGATCCTCGTCGTAGTAGGCGGTCGTGTCGTAGATCATGCCGTCGCCCGGGTAGCGGTAGTCGATGCCCGTGTGCTCCCGGGCGAAGGCCAGGACCTCCGCCATGGCCCGGTGCCAAGGCTCCTGGCCGGGGCCGAACCAGCCCTGACCGGTCGCCGGAACCACCTCGCAGGCCGGGCGGCCCACGAACCGGCCGTACTCCTCGAACAGGTTGAGCACGGCCAGACGCGGCCTGGGCCAGTTGTCCGGGTCCAGGAAGACGCGCCACTGTTTGACCGTGAGCGTGAGCTTGTGCCCCTGGCGCGGATCGGGCTCGGGCAGGTCGAAAAGCGACATACGCCGCGCGCCGCCGGACTGGCGCATGTCGTGGATGCGAAGGGCCTGCAACGGCGGGGCTGGCACGGCCGACGGGGGATTTGTCGGCCGTGCCGGGCCAAACGCGCGGAGGGGGAACGCGTCCGCCGGGACGCCGTTTCGGGTCGACGCCTCGCCAGAGGCCGGGAAGGAAAGCGCTTCCCGGCCAACGGCCGATGCCGCGCGCGGAGGAAGTTCGCGCGACCCGGAGGCGGCCACTCCCTGGCGGGATGTCGATAGGGCGGCCATGGTCAGGCGATCTCCAGGGCCTTGTCGAAAGCGATCAAGGCTTGCACGGCTTCGTAGATTTCCTTGTGCACGTCGCGCTTGTCCTGGGCGCTGATGTCCCCGTCGCCGGACGTCTCGAGGAAAACCCGCATGACGTCCCCGACCTCTTCCACGGCCTTGATGGCCTGCCGGGCCAGGGTGTCCGTCCCCGCCGCCGCGTGCGGCCGGTCGATGACCACGCAACCCATGCGCGCCGCGAGATAGTGCAGCGGCCGTTTCGACCCGGTCTTGCGCATCAACGGCAACACCATGTTGGCGTCGAGCTTGAAACCGTCCTGCTGCGAAATCTGGTTCATGAACGTGTTGTAGCGGGAGAAACCAAGCTCCTCCCCGATTTCGCCCGGCGTCAGTCCGGAGGGCGCGTCAAGGACGTCTTCGTGAAGCACCTCGACCAGGGAATCGAATTTGCGTGCCATAGATTCGCCCCTTTCTATCTCGTGGAGGGCCGGGAATTTTCCTGGCAGCGTGGCGGCATGGAACAGCCAGCCCGGGAGCCGCGATGCGCCGATTGCGAGGAATGGGTGTGCACCCTGACCGGCCGGTTTTCTCCTGCCGGCTGGATCAAGAATTGCCGTCGCGCCCGAAAGGAGTGCCGGGAGACGGACCCTGCCTGCGGCCGGTTCACGCCATGGCGTGCGGGCGCGCTGGTCATGCTGCCTCCGCGTCGGGGACAGGGGAGATGAGTGTCGGCTGTTTCGGTTTGGGGCCGCGCTTTTTCGGCACGGCCGGGAGCGGCAGCAGCTCCGCCGGGATGCCCTGCGTTACAAGCCATTCGATATGTTCACGTTTTGGCCTCCGGCCGGAAAGCACGTCGCCCATCGCACCCCGGGAGATGCCGCGTTTTTCTGCCAACCCCTTCACTTCGATACCGTTTTCCAAAAGGAAAACTTTCAGGCGCACTTGACGCCCGCTCGCTTTGTTGCGTATTTGTTCGCTAAAATCGTTCATCGAATAACCTCTTGGTAGGATGACTGATTATGCAGGGTCCGACCGCCGAATCCGTCCTTCAGGACGAAATTTTTGGTGCGACCTCTGCCCTCGGCCGTGTCCTTGGTAATTGGGATGCGTCTTAATTCGCTCAATTGTTGTTTTAGGTGAAAATAGTGAAGTCGTCAATTAAAAATGCGAATTATAGCGCAAAAAAAACATCGCCAACAATGCAACGCCCAGAATTAATTGAGCTATCCGATAGGATTAAGCTTGTTATCCAAAGCTTGAAGGTTGAGAAAAAGCTTTTCGCCCAGGCCGGCGGTGTTACGGCGCAATCACTAAGCGGCTACTTGGCCGCTATCCGCGAACCAGGGGCTACATGCCTTGCTGGCTGGGTACGTGCGTTTCACATCAACGGACATTGGCTTTTGACTGGCGAAGGGGAAATGCTCGGTGACCAGGGGCAGGCTGAAACGCCGGCCATCCCATTGGAAGAACTCAACGAGAAGTTGACGCCCGCCCAACGGGAGATGCTGACCTATAAGCGGACCATGCAGGAGTTGGGCGCGGCGCCCGAACGGATCATCGATGGCATCGAAGCCATCGCCATGGGCAAGACCCGCGCCCCGAAAAGTACCTACGCGACGGCCGAACCTCCGGCCGCTCCTGGATATAATAACATCCATGAACCCGGGTCTGACTTCGGGAAAGACATCTAAAGGGACTATTCATTAAGCAAGGAGCTCTGAAGCAAGAGTGGTCTAAGAGGACGTGACGAAGATACAGGAAGAAAAGGCGAAGTTTGGGAAGTTTTTGGGGATGTTCTTTTTGAGCTAAGCATTCTTACCCAACAAAAGACAGGGACACCAGCTGATGCACAAGAACAAAAAAAACAACAACATCCTTGTTGAGCATTATAAAATTCAGAATAAGCAGCTAGCCGAAACAAACAATGTCCTACTAAAACACCATGACATTTTTACAAAGATACTAGTATGTCTTACTGTTTTCTTTGGGAATATACTTACACACGAAATTGAATATTTCAGAACACATCCACACGCTCTCCTTTCATTTCTATCCTTAGCCTCTTCATTTTACTATATACTGTTTTGCATTTGGCTTGGAACATGGAGGACCGACCAAAGCGAGGCTCTTACTCTTAAAGCGTTTATACATAAAACTGAAAACATGCTTTCTCTTCCCCCTCGGTTTAGCAAAAGAGAAATTGAGTCAAAAGTACCCAAAATGCCAACAAAAGGAATCGCAGGTCTTGTTTTTTTGTCAGTCATCATTTCCCTTGCTTGCATGGTCATATTTTCTATTGCGGCATAAAAGAACAGTTTATCTAGGCATCAATTGCCATAAATAAGCACTAACACAACGGCACCAAATAGCATTTTACAATGAAAACTTTAGCAGGAATTGCTGCATTCATCGTAATATGTTTCATATTATATTTATCCTATTTTGCATACAACAACAGCGGCACACTTGAAGCCTATAACTCCATTGACGACTGTATTGTTAAGAAAACAAAAAACCTAAATTCGGATATGGCAGTTTATGCCGCTATGCGGTTGTGCCGAAGAATATTTGCAGATCGCGCCAATAAAACGAAATACGAATCCATCCTTAGGATTGAACGCGATGGATATACCCCGAAAACCGTGATCAACATCACCCGTTATCGTAGCGAGAACTTAAACTATTACAGCCAATCATCGCTCCTTGATGTCGCTGTTGACTTATACAACCGTTCGAACTCTGCTACAGGCGGTTGGTCTTTTGAGCAATTTATTACAACCAATGGGATGGTTGACGAATTGGCGGATGAAGCTCGGGCAAAAGGGATAGCTGAACACCCGTAATATATAAAAATTTAGAGCTACTGAGAAGCGAGATGCAAGACTACAAACGTCTCCAGAACACCTAAGAAACGTATCACTGACGCTTTAATGCCGTCGTCATGAAGAGTAATCAGCATAGGACTAATAAAAGGACAGGGAGAAAGGACGATGTTCGTAGATTTAATTTAACTGATGGGAAAATGTGGGGAGAGGCCATGCGATATTCTCTGGCTATGATCATGTTGTGCATCCTAGTGACTGCATCTCCAGCTTTGGCCTGGGACGGATTTGATTACAACAGTGGAGGCTATGTCGAGATAGAGAAAGGCAATCTGGTCCGTCCAGGAATGGATATTGAGATTTACGACTACAACACGGGGAATTACCACGATGTGACGGTTGACAGCATCCAGGGTTCAGGGGCAGGGGTTGAAGTGAATGTCTATGACAACACGTTAGGTGATTATCGGACGCTGGACATGGATAATAACTGAGCAGAAATTGTGTAATTTATACTTTTCCATTAAACGAGTGGATGTATCTATTTAGCAAGGAGAATGGCGTGGACTTCATTGACCAAATCCAGGAACTTGCGAATCGCACTGCCAAGCTCAAAGATCATCTCGCCAACGAGGAAGCGACCAAGACTGCCCTCGTCATGCCGTTTTTGCAGACGCTCGGCTATGATGTGTTCAACCCGAAGGAAGTGGTCCCGGAGTTTACCGCCGACCACGGCATCAAGAAAGGCGAGAAAGTCGATTACGCCATCTGCCTGAACGAAAAGCCGATCTTCATCGTCGAAGTCAAACAATACGGGGCCGACCTGTCCGAAGCATCGGGCCAGCTCTATCGCTATTTCGCCGTGACCGCCTGCCGCGTGGCGCTGCTTACAGACGGCGCGCGCTACCATTTCTTCACCGACCTGGATGAACCCAACAAGATGGACAGCAGGCCGTTCATGATCGTCGACCTGGAAGACCTCGACCTGTCCCTTGTCCCCGAACTCAAGAAGATGACCAAGACACAGTTTGACCTGGATCAAACGCTGTCCTGTGCCATGGAACTCAAATACACGCGGGAAGCCAAGAAACTGTTGGCCAGTGAGCTCGAAACGCCATCCGAGGATTTCGCCCGCTTTTTCATTGGCCGGGTCTATACGGGTCGCATGACCGCCGCCGTCAAGGAGCAGTTCACCCCGATCATCAAACGCGCGTTCGCCAAGCTCATCGATGAGCGCATCAACGAACGCCTGAAGGGCGCGATGACCGTGACCACCCCGGCTGCCGCGCCTCCCACAGAGGCGGTGCTGGAGCAGCCAGCCAAGTCGAAGATCGAAACGACGCAGGAAGAAATCGAAGGCTATCTGACCGTCAAGGCGATCCTCCGGGAATGCTGCGATCCCGCCCGCATCGCGGCGCGTGATACACAAGGCTACATGGGCGTCCTGCTGGACGACACGAATCGCAAGCCGCTCTGCCGCCTCCACTTGAACGGTTCAACGAAATACCTCGGCCTGTTCGATGCCGCCAAAAAAGAAGAGCGTGTTCCCCTGGAAAGCCTGAACGACATCTTCAAGTACGCGGAGCGGATCATGGAGACATTCAAGAGCTACGAAGCGCCGGCCAACGCCTAGGCAGAGTGAGGGGATGTTGAGGCAGTCTCATGTGCCAACGGGAAAAATACTCACAGACGGGAGTATCCAGGCTGAGCTGGTCATGGACACAAGCGCATCCCAGCCCGGAAGGTGAAGAAGCTGGGGTTCGGGGCAAGAGAGCGAATATCAATAGCCTTCCCAATCTTTATCTTACCGTCTTCCATTAATATCATATGTTTTTTCAACAAATGCTTGTATTCTTCGTTGTCTTGATTCTCTTGACCGTAACTCGCTCGATAACATTTCCAGCATTCTCCCGTATTGAGCTTGTTCTATCGCAATTTTCTAAGCACAAAAAGTTGGCAATAGTCACCGTTTTTTTTACTACTTTTTTATTTTGTGGTTTATATGCAATGGTTATGGGAATACCAGTTCCCAAAATTCATGATGAATATAGCTATCTACTTCAGGCAGATACATTTAGCAAAGGGCGATTGGCCAATCCTTCACATCCTTGTTCGGTCAACTTCGATACGTTTCATGTCCTGCAACATCCCACATACGCTAGCAAATACCCCCCTGCCCAAGGAGTCGTCTTAGCTCTGGGAAAAATTATCGACAACACTCCTATCATCGGCGTGTGGCTTAGCGTTGCAGCGGCGTGCGCTGGTATTTGCTGGATGCTCCAGGCCTGGGTGGGGCCAGGATGGGCTGTTTGTGGCGCTTACATTGCGTTTCTCCAGGTTATGATTTCCAAGGATGCCTATTGGAGCCAAAGCTACTGGGGCGGTGCCGTTGCCGCCTTTGGCGGCGCGCTCATTTTTGGCGCGGCGAGACGGCTTATTTCGAATATTACAATACGGCATTCGATTATTTTGGGAGCTGGAATCGCAATTTTAGCTTGCAGTAGACCCTATGAAGGGGTGCTAATAATCTTACCGCTACTCACCTTAGTATGCATTTTATTAATAAAAAGTGAAGAAACATGGCATAATATACTATTAAAATTTTTTACTCCACTTTTTGTTGTTTTAATTGCTACAGCTTCATCCATGCTTATCTACAACAAGGCAATAACAAATAACTACTTTGAATTGCCTTATATTGAATACGCTAGGCAGCATGATGGAGTTCCAAATTTTGTATTTGAAAAGTTTGTTCGACAACCACAATTGTATAACTCTGAAATGCTTAAACTTTTTAAAATTACATATTCAGAGTATCTTAAGGAACAGACGATTACAGGGTTTATAGCTTCAATTTCAGATAAAACCATTAAATATAGTAATTTTTATTTTGGATTTGTCTTGCTTATTCCGTTTATAATCTTCCGCAGAATTTTGAGAGAACCGCCTTTGCAAGCATGCCTCCTCATTTTTCTTTTTTTTGGGGCCGGGCTCATGGTCTGCACCTACCAACAAAACCATTATGCCGCACCAGCCACAGGCCTTATATATATTATTATCGTTAGTCTTATGTCACATCTCTATGAAATAAACCTGCTGAATTTCCTTTCTGGAAAAACTATTACAAGGGCAATCGTCATTTCTCTCATTTTTTTTGCAGCGCTCGATTTTAACTATCAGATGGAATTTAATAAAAAATTTATACCATGGCAAAAAATGCGTGTTATTCTTTCTGAGTCATTATCAAAGATTCCTGGGAAACATCTTGTTCTTGTAAAATATTCGCAAAGGCACTCGCCTCATGCTGAATGGGTTTACAATGGAGCAGATATTGATGATTCAAAAATAGTTTGGGCAAGATACCTTGACAAGCAAAAAAACGGCGCATTGACCCACTACTTTTTTGACAGATATATATGGGTTTTATCTCCTGATGCCCCAAAGTTAGAACTCAAATGCTATGGAAAGGGTTCTCTAGCAAATTGATCGACAGGAGCTTAGGGTGTAGGAAATGACTTTTCGCTCTGACGAAAATACGGACATCGAACTTACAATATTAATGCCGTGCCTCAATGAAGCAGAGACTTTGGCAATCTGTATTGACAAGGCGTTCAATTTTTTAAACAGGACAGGAATACAAGGAGAAATACTTATAGCGGACAATGGAAGTACTGACGGTTCGCTCCAAATTGCAACTACACATGGCGCTCGAATCATTTCAGAGCCCCAAAGGGGCTATGGTTCCGCACTGTTAAAAGGGATCGAAGCTGCGCATGGTCATTTTATCATCATGGGTGATGCTGATGATAGCTACGACTTTAGCAATCTTGATTTATTTGTACAAGAACTTCGAAATGGTGCTGAGCTTGTTATTGGTAACAGATTTTTAGGATGTATCGAACAGGGTGCCATGCCCCTTAGCCACAGATATCTTGGCAATCCAGTCCTTAGCTTTATTGGTAAGGTATTGTTTGGATCTCCATGTGGTGATTTTCATTGCGGTCTGCGAGGGTTTAAAACAAGCGCGATAAAAAGACTATCATTAAACACAACAGGGATGGAATTTGCAAGCGAAATGATTGTCCGTGCGGCATTGGAAAATTTAAACATTCGAGAAGTTCCAACAACTCTCTCCGTAGACGGCCGAACTCGACCACCGCACTTGAAAACATGGACAGACGGGTGGAGACACTTGCGTTTTTTACTTATGTATAGCCCGCAATGGTTGTTTCTCATACCTGGATTATTTTTTACTACAATAGGACTTATTGTTGTTATTTTACTTATTGGTGGCCCCCTTGAAATCGGTGCTGTCAGACTAGATAATAATACTTTTGTTGTTGGTTGTATATTAACAATGGGTGGACTTCAATCCGTTTTACTATTTACCGTCATTCGAAAATTTTCTGCAGAGCGTGGTTTTCTGCCTCTTGACAATAAGTCGATGAAATTTTTCAGACTAATCTCGCTTGAAAAAATTATTGTTATTGCCTCAGTTCTTATCATAGCGAGCCTGTGTGCCATGGTATATGTCTACTTGTATTGGCAAAGACACAACTTTGGAGACATTACAAGCATATTCCATATCCGTTTATTTCTCTTTTCATCTTTTTTGCTCACCTTTTCATTGCAACTCATTCCTATTGGATTCATAGGATCGATCCTCGAAATACCTTCAAAAAAACAACAGCCGTGATGGTGCATCGCGAGATAGGTCGCCTCTTATCTTTACCCTGGTGAGGCCTAGCGCCGGAATAACCGTGCGACGCAGGTATCCCTTGCGGCTGGAAGCCACCGGATGCCCGGCCCGACCGACGGCGAAGCCGTATAGCCATGCTGTCTGGCCATTGTGAAAAGACGGCCTCACGCCCTATATTGAATGCATAGACCGGAGGCTCCATGAGTTCGCCTTTGGCAGGTAAAAAGGCAAAACAAATCGGCGACCTCATGATCGCCGTGCATCAATCGGTTTCACATCGCAACCGACTTTCCATCCTTTCCAACTTGATAGCGAAGGCCATCGATCGGCATGTTCCCTCGGGGAAAATGCTCCGCTGCCTGGACGTGGGCTGCGGAGACATGAGGCTCGCCGAAATGTTGGGGGAGGCGTTGCCCCAAACGCTATGGGTGTGCATGGATGTGTACGACCTTCCCGCGCACCTGAAAGGCCAAAAACGCTGGGAGAAGTATTGTACATTCGACGGCAAGACCTTTCCCTTCGCTAACCGTGAATTCGACGTCGTTGTCTTCTCCGACGTACTGCATCATGCGGCGGAAAATGCCCCGCTGTTGCTTGCTGAAGCCGCCAGAACCAGCAGGTTCGTCATCGTCAAGGATCATTTCGAGTATTCATGGTGGTCGCGCAGGTGGCTTTGGATCATGGATTCCGTCGGCAACTGGAGTTACGGAATATCCCTGCCGAAGAAATACTTCCGTAAGGATCAGTTCAAACAACTGGTCTCCGGCCTCGGCTTGATTACGTGCGAATTGAAGGTCGGCATCGACCTGTACAATCACATCCCCGTGTTGCGCACGTTGTTGCACAAGCAATGGCAGTTCTTGGCAGTATTGCGGTCCGCTTCGTAGATATGCTGTGGCGTTAAGCCGCTTGACGTGATGTGGTCGTCCTCGCTTAGCCGGTTTTTTAATATCCGCAGCAAGCTGTCGCCCTCCCCACTTTCGACTTGCGCCTGACAGGCCAACGCAGGTTGTTTATCAGCCACATCCTCTGAAAGTATGTTGCTGATTATGAGCACCTCATCCTAATAACTCATCTTCCCAGGAATCACCCCTCTCACCCCACCGCGTGGATTCTCCGTATCCCCGTCCCGTCTCGGGATAAGATGGATATGAACATGAAACACAGTCTGCCCGGCGGATGCGCCGGCGTTCATGCCGATATTGAAGCCGGTGATACTGCGGTCGTCCTCGCTTAGCTGGTTCTTGAGTATCCGCAGCAGACTGTCGGCGTCGTTGCGCTCCGCCTGGGACATGGAAAACCAGTCCGGCGTATGGCGCTTCGTGATGACAAGCAGGTGTCCTGCGGTCACCGGAAAGCCGTCCGGAATGGCCACCACGGAATCATACGCCTCCACGATCCGGCTCTCGATGGCCTCATAGCAGAACGGACAACCAGGAACCGCATCCTCCGCCACCAGCGGCCGATAGTCCGTGTCCTCCTTGTTCCCCTTGGCCCTGTTGCAGCGGGAGCAGAGGACCTGCAGGTTGGCGTATTCGTTCTTGCCGCCCTTGGACCGGGGCTTGATGTGGTCCACGTCCAGAGGGCGGTCCTTGTTCGTGGCCCCGCACAGCGCGCACCGGCCGCCGGATTCCGCCAGCACGCGATTGCGCAGGCTCCCGGGCACGGGCTCGGTCTCCAGCATCCGATATTCCCAGATCCCCAGGCCCCGCTTGAGCATGTACTCCTGGAGCTTCCGGTCACAAAGCATGCGGATCTGGGTCTTCTCCTCAAAGGAAAGCCGCCCCGCCGTCAGCTCCACCAGTTCGCCGTGCGACGCCACCACCCCGTGCCGCCGCAGCACCTTGAGCGGCATCTCCTTGATCTTCCGCTCATAAAAAACAATCTGGCTCTCATCCTGCCCCAGGAAGGCCAGCGCCAGTTGCCGGATGGTCGCCGAGCCCCCGGCATCCACAAGCGAACGAATCAGCAGCGGCTGGTAAATATGCTGCATCGTCATCCTGTGCTCGAGAAAATCCACCAATTCGTCGAATCGCATCGGATATGCCCACTGTTGGAAGTTCATCCCCTCGGCTGCGGCCTGGCCATCCTGGTACCCGGGTAGTGGCTGGCGAGTCAAAATGCAATTTATTGACCACTCTCTTGAAAAACTTGATGTACAGGACTACTGTTCTATTATACCTGTCTTGGAAATTCTATGTGAACCGTGGAAGAGAGTGATGTGCTGACGTCTCATAGGATGTGACATGTTGGGCTTTTTGAACACACAAATTGCACGCAGCACTTCTGACAGCAATGAACGTTGCGACTTCGCCAATAAAAAAGGCGGGCCGCAGCCCGCCTTGCTGGTGCTCTTCAGCTTGTTAACGACTTACTGAAGACCCCGTTTTCCCTTCTGCTACAAAGGGTAAAGCGAGATTGCCAAACAAACAGGAGGACGTCAAGTGCCCAGCGAACAAATCCCATACCGTCTTTCCCTGGATCTCGGCACAAATTCCATCGGCTGGTGCATGCTCAAATTGCTTCCGGAAGGCACTCCCGAGGGTATCCTGGGCATGGGGGTTCGCATCTTTTCGGATGGGCGTGACGCCAAAAGCGGCACATCCCTGGCCGAGGACAGGCGGTTGGCCAAACAGGCGCGGAAACGCCGAGACCGGTTTCTCAAAAGGCGCAAGGAGCTGCTTGAGGCTCTGATACAGAACGGGTTCATGCCCTCCAACGAGCGTGAGCGGAAACAACTTGCGGCGCTTGATCCCTACGGGCTGCGCGCGAAGGCCCTGGATTCCCGGCTGGAGCCATTTGAACTCGGTCGCGCGTTGTTCCATCTCAACCAGCGACGCGGCTTTAAAAGCAACCGCAAGACGGACAACGATCAGGAGTCGGGAAAGATAAAAGCCGCCATCACCAGGTTGACGGCCAGCCTGAAGCAGTCCGGAATGCGGACGCTTGGCGAATACCTGCACAACTGCCGTCAGTCCGGCCGACCGGTCCGCTTCCGTCCGGTGAAGAAAGGCGCTGGGGTTGATTATGCGTTCTATCCGCAACGCTCCCTGGCCGAAGCCGAATTTGACGCGATCATCGCCGCGCAGTCACCCTTTCATCCCCAACTTGCTCGAATCGTCGAAGGGCGAGGAGGGCTCCGGGACATCATTTTCTTTCAGCGCCCCCTCAAACCTGTCACTCCTGGGCTGTGCACCCTGATGCCCCGTTATCCGCGCGCGCCTCGCGCCCTACCTGTGGCCCAGCGTTTCCGCATACTTCAGGACCTCAATCATCTGCGCGTCCTCGATACCGGCAACCTTACCGAGCGGCCGCTCACTGTGGAGGAGCGCGATAGCCTGCTCGCCATCCTCGAGACCGGCAAGGACCTGGGCTTCGACGCCATTCGGGCCAAACTGAAGCTCCCGCCAAGCGTGGCCTTCAACCTGGACACGGACACCAAGGACGGAATCAAGGGCGATGCCACGGCAAAGATCCTTTCCGGGAAAAAATATTTCGGCAAAGCCTGGGCATGTTTGCCCCGCGAGCTTCGTGAAGAGATTGTGGACCATCTCCTCATGGCGGAAGACGAGGAAGAACTTGTTGCCGCGCTTGTCTCGGATTGCAGCCTCGACCCAAGCAAGGCGGCCGCCGTGGCCCAGGCCGCCTTGCCGAGGGGCTACGCCCGTTTTTGCCGGGAGACCCTGGCCGCCTTGTGCGAACAACTCGAAAAGGATGTGATTCCTTACAGCGATGCGGTTGCCCGCGCCGGCTTCAAATCCCATTCCGACCTCTCGACCGGTGAAGTTTTTGATCGACTGCCTTATTACGGTGTCGCCCTGCCGCGATGTCTCAAGCCCGGCTCAGGAAAGCATTCCGACCCGCAAGAGGTTCGTCTGGGGCGCATACCCAATCCGACTGTCCATATCGCCCTCAACCAGTTGCGCAAGGTCGTCAACGCATTGATCAAGGACCACGGCAAGCCGGCCCAAATCATCGTGGAGGTCGCCCGCGATCTGAAAAACGGCCCGGCCGCGATGCAGAAAATCCGTAAAAGGCAAAAGGAGGCCAAAGACGCCAACGACAGGCGCCGTGCGCAGCTTGAGGAATGCGGCGCCAAGCCCACGGCCGATGCCATGCTGCGGCTCCGCCTGTGGGAAGACCTGGGCCATGATGCTGCGGCCCGACGCTGCCCGTACACGGGGGAAGTCATCGGCGTGTCGATGTTGCTTTCCGATGCCGTGGAAATCGACCATATTCTTCCCTTCAGCCGTAGTCTTGACGACAGCCCCGCCAACAAAACCGTCTGCCTGCGACGGGCCAACCGCTACAAGCTCAATCGCGCGCCCCATGAGGCCTTCGGCGATTCACGAGACGGCTACTCCTGGGAAGGCATCGCGGAATGCGCCTCGCGCCTGCCGGAAAACAAGCGCTGGAGGTTCGCGCCCGATGCCATGGAGCGGCTGGAACGCGAAGCGGATTTTTTGGACAGACAATTGGTCGACACCCAATACATTGCGCGCATTGCCGGCGAATACCTGACCTGCGTTTGCGACAAACGCAAAATCTGGGTGACTCCCGGCCGGTTGACGCGCCTACTGGCCCACGCCTGGGGGTTCCCGAAGAAAAATCGTAACGATCACCGCCATCACGCTCTCGACGCTGCCCTGATCGGGGTTTGTGACCGCAGCCTGCTCAAGAAAGCGGCGGACCACAACGCGCGGGAGGTCGCCAACGGCTTGGAACGGTTTCTCGCGGATTTTGAGCAACCCTGGCCCGGCTTTCGCGAAGAAGCCCTTGCCGCCCATGACCGGATCGTCGTTTCACATCGCGCCGACCACGGACTTGGGGGTCGTCTGCACAACGCTACGGCCTATGGCATCGTTAACCCCACGCCAAAGGCCATGAACAACACGCAGCACCGTGTTTCGGCGGATTCGCTTTCAAAGCCAGGGGACCTGGTCAAGATCAAAGGACGCGGAATCAGGGCCCGTCTCCTTGCCGCCTGCAGCGGCAGGCCCTTTGCGGAATGCCTGGCTCTTGTTCAGGAGTGCGAAGGACTTTCCGAAAGTAAGGCGGCCGCAAGATTGACCGATTCCCTCAATGATCTTCCGGATAAAATGTTTAAGCAAAAGGCGCAGCAGTTTTTCCAAGCGAAAGGCATTCGGCGCATCCGCCTTGTTGAAACATGGGACATCATTCCCATTCGCAATGCACAAGGCTATGCGTACAAAGGATTCAAAGGCGACGCCAACGCCTATTACCCGATCTATCTCCAGGAAGATGCGACCTGGTCTGGTGAAATTTTATCGACATTCGACGCCAATAATCCGGAGACCAAGACGCCGCCCGCGACGGGACAATTGATTACAAAGCTTTTCAAGGGTGATATGATCGAGATCGTGCAGGATGAAAAAGCGATAATCGCCTACATCGTCAAGCTCTCCGCCAAACAAATCGCTCTTGCAGAGCATTTTGAAGCAAATACTGATAAACGATATAAGGCGAAAGAATTCACGTATATTTTTAAATCGAGCCCGGAAGCGCTTCGCAAATGCCAGGCGAAACCTTTGTACGTCAGCCCAACCGGAGAAGTGACTTACTTGCGACGTGGGGCGTAGCAGAAGGGAAAACGGGGTCAAGTCGCAACTCATGGCTCTACCTGCCGTTGGTGCGTCTGAGCGTAGCAGAAGGGAAAACGGGGTCAAGTCGCAACATAAGCAGGCTGCTGCCTGTCCATAACGCCAGCGTAGCAGAAGGGAAAACGGGGTCAAGTCGCAACGCCGCCCAGGTCGACTCGTAAGACGAGTTCAGCGTAGCAGAAGGGAAAACGGGGTCAAGTCGCAACGCCTTTACTGTTTTAAACTCTTCTGGTTTGAGCGTAGCAGAAGGGAAAACGGGGTCAAGTCGCAACTCCCCACAGCGACGGGCCTATCAAACTCGAGCGTAGCAGAAGGGAAAACGGGGTCAAGTCGCAACGCACCCCCTGGGCCAACACTAGAGGAGGCGAAGCGTAGCAGAAGGGAAAACGGGGTCAAGTCGCAACTGGACGTGGTTCTGGGGGAATTCTCGTGGCAGCGTAGCAGAAGGGAAAACGGGGTCAAGTCGCAACTCGTCCCCTGCCGTGGCGGTGCCGGCGTCCAGCATAGCAGAAGGGAAAACGGGGTCAAGTCGCAACAGAAGGCTGCAAAGACGCTTGTGATGTGCTAGCGTAGCAGAAGGGAAAACGGGGTCAAGTCGCAACTAATTCTCGCGTCCGAGAGAGATGGGACGAAGCGTAGCAGAAGGGAAAACGGAGTCAAGTCGCAACCTCGGCGACGTCATGCAGCTCATCGCCAAGAGCGTAGCAGAAGGGAAAACGGGGTCAAGTCGCAACGTGATCAGGTGATCGTCACGGGACGAGGCCAGCGTAGCAGAAGGGAAAACGGGGTCAAGTCGCAACGTGAAGAGCACACGGGTGCGGGAAAAGTCTAGCGTAGCAGAAGGGAAAACGGGGTCAAGTCGCAACACGTGCGTATTGCAGGGTCAAATTGAGAAGAGCGTAGCAGAAGGGAAAACGGGGTCAACTCCAGCGCTCACCTGATCCTTACCGTCCTCTCCGCCTCCCGGGCCAGCCGGCTGACCACCTGGTCGCCCTCGACAAGGACCCGGTCGCCGACCGATACGGTCACGCCGCAGTAGACCACCGGTCGGGCGGCGGTCGCTCCGGCCGTGGCAGTCGCGCCGGACGTGTCGGCCGTCACGGCCAGCTCCACCCGGCCGCCGGCCAGGATGCGGGCGATGGTGGCGGCGCGGCGACGTGGGGCCGGCGCGACCACGCGGCGCAGTTGGGCCAGGGCGTTACTCAAGGGGCCGCTCCACGGTCAGGGTTTGGGTCAGCGTCGCCGCGCCGGAATCGGCCACGACCAGGGCGATTTCGATGCCGGTCACCGTGGCCCGCCAGGTTTCCGCCGCCGGGCCGTCGTCGATCTCCACCAGTTCGCCGGGCAGGAGCACGCCCACGGCCGCCTCGGGCATGCAGGCCACGTCGACCTCGGCCGCGTCCTGGCCGTACTCGTCCAGGTAATTGCGCCCGGCCTGGGTGGCCGGGGCCTCGGAACAGGCCAGATCCGCCGTGAGCTCGTCGGGCGCGGGGGATGCCCCGTTGCCGCGTAAAACCGTCAGTCTCATGTGTCCGCCTCCGCCAGTTCGAGCATGACCGGGAACGCCTCGCCGAGCGCCGCCGGCATCAGCTTCCAGACGTCGTACCGGGTGCGGTAGGTGATTTCGGCCACGGAAAAGCCCGCGCCGCCGGACAGCAGCACGCTTCCGCCACCGTTGGGAACAACCGCGCCCAGGTCCGCCCCCCACCAGACGACCGCGTCCACGGCCGCCACCAGTTTGTTCAAATCGGCCGCGTCCTCGTCGTCGAAACCGACCGTCTCGGTCAGGCTTTCCTCTTCGTCCACGGCAATCCGCTCCAGGGTGCCGGAGGTGGCGCGCACGGCATAGTCCACCTCATGGTACACGCGCAGGTAGCAGGGCTCGCCCGGGGGGAACGTGTCGCGGCCGGCGTTGCGGTCGCTGTCCAGCTCCCACGTCAAATACGCATCGGACGCCGCGCGGTTATCCGCCACAGTGACCGCGTCGTACCCGGGCTGGGCGCTGTAGGTTTCGGAAAGGGTCAGCACGGCATCGGCCGCGGTGAGGCTGGCCCGGGGCGTGGCCGATGCATATTCGGTGACGCCGACCGGGTAGCGGTAGACGACCCTCACCCCCCCGGCCGGGGCCGGTTGCAGCATGCCGCCGCAGCTTTGGGCCAAACGGGACAGCACCGCAGCCGGCGTTTCGGCGTCCGCCGTCAGCCTGCCGGCCGGCAAGATCCAGTCGCAGACCTCCCAGGCGCAGGGGAGCCCGGCCAGGGCGGCCAGTTCGGCGGCGGCCTGGCTGGCGGTGATTTCCGGCCAGGATTGCGTGAGACTGTCGGCGTAGGGCTCGCCCAGCAGGCACGAGACGGTGCGGGCCGTGGCCGTCCATTCGGCGCTGGTCGCCGCGCGGTCCCGGGTCCGGCCCTCGAGGACCAGGGCGAAGGGCATGCCCGAAACGGTCAACGTCAGCCGGCGGCCGGGCGTGCAGTCGGCCCAGGCTTCGGCGTCGGGCAAGGTCAGGTCCACACTCCAGGCGTAGGATTCACGGTCCCCGGTGATGGTCGCGCCGGAGAGGTCCAGGAGGGACCCGTCGTCGTCGAACACGGCCGACCAGGATGCCGGCCGGAAAATGGCGGTATCGGCCGGGATGCCGTGGCGCGACGTCCATTGGCGGCTGGCCGGGTTGATATCGAGCACGGCATGGCGCGCGCGAAAGGCCCGGGCCACCAGGGCGGGCACGGCATGGGCGGCCGTGAAGCCGCGCCACACCCAGCCGGCCACGCTGTGCGCTGCCGCGAAATCGGCCAGCACGCCCGGGGCCAGATGGCGTGCCATCAAATCCCGGCCGACCGGGATCAGATGACGCACAATGAAATCAAGGCGGATGTCGCCGATCGAAACCGGCGGGGACGAAACCGTGAGCGTGTTTGTCGGGATGACGATGTGCCTGACGGACGGGGAAGGGGCGGCCACGGCAATATCGTCGGTCGGGATTTCGACCCCTTCCGCCCAGGTGACGTGCAGCTCGGGATATCCCGTGCCGTTGCCAAAGCAGTAAAACGCACGCTCGGCGCCGAAAGAGCTTCCGCTATCCAGCACAAAGATCTGTAGGGCGTTTCCCGCCTCCCATCCCGCCCTGTCCACGACCTCCTGGATGGCGGAAGCGATATCCGGGGAGTCGTAGGCCTGTGCCGTCCAGTCGCCGGGAAACCAGCTCACGCCGTCGGATTTTATACGGCTGTTGGCGTCGGTGATCGATGTCGGCGCGGGGGGGGAATCCGCCAGTTCGGCGCGAACGGCCAGGGAAACCGTCGACGAGGTTGCGGCGCTGTTGTTGGAGGTGAGCCGCAGGAACGCGGACGTGATCGTCGCCCCCGGGGGAATGGCGACATTCTGGAAACGCGCCCAGGCACCTTCGCTGTTGCCGTTGTAGTTGCCCGCAGCGGCTGTCCGGCCGTTATAGCCGGAGGGCTGGAACCAGCCGCCGTTGATGAACCAATAGCCGGTATCCGTGGACGCTGCGGGGTAAAAGACGCCGGACGCCATGGCCGGTCACCCCACCGTCAGCCGGGCCAGCCCGCCTGGGCCCCAGGCGATGGGGAGGGCGTCCCCGGCCAAGGCGATGTCCGCCGGGGTGTCGTCGAACAGGATGTGCTTGACAAGCGGATTGACCACGCCGTTTTTCGCTCCCTCCACATACACCACGCCAAAGCGGAAGGTGGCGGTTATGCCGGATATGGTCAGATCGGCCGCGTCCAGAGCCGTGACCGCCGAGGAGCGAATGACGGTCGCCCCGGAAAGGGCAAGGCCGCCGGCGGCGTAGCCCTCGCCCGAAACTTCGTAGGCCGCGATATCGGCAAAGGCCGTATGCTCCGCATCGAACACATACCCGGAGCCGAGCAACGCCAGTTTGAGCGTGTCCGCGCCCCAGGCGAGCGCCCCCAGGCCGAGAAGCTCACCCACGTGGTTGTACAGTTGCGACGTGCTGTTCATGTCCGCATCCCCCTAGTTGCTGCCGCCGATGGCGCGCAGGCTGAAGGCCTCGCCGGCAAAGGGCGAGGCCCCGGTCGGCAGCACGGACCGCATCCAGAACGCGGCGGCGGCCGCCGTCTGGTCGAACGTCACGATGTCCCCGGCCGCGAAGGTGCCGCTCCAGGCGCTGGCCGCGATGGTGCAATAGGGGCGGGTGAAATCCGCGTTGGTCGGCGCGAAATCGTTGCCGGTGGTCCCGGCGCCGAGCGCGCCGAGCACGTCCGAGACGGCCGAGAACGCCGTGGGCGAGGTGAAGGTGATCGTGACCGTGTGGTCGATGCCGGCAATGGCGTCCGGCGTGATGCCGGCCACGTCCACGATGCCGGCGGCCGATGTCATTGCCGTAAGGGCCACGGCCGGGGCGATGTCGCCGAATTGCAGCACCGAGGAACAACCGTCGCCGGCGGCGTAATCGGAGGCCACCATGTCGCCGTCGGCCAGGGTGATGGTGGCCACGCCGGCGTCCTGGGAGACGGTGACGCCGTCATGGTACTCGTAGACGTCCTCGCTGCCGTCCGACGCCGCGCCGGGCTGATAGAGGCACACCGTGTCGCCGTTGTGGAAATAGGCGAGCCCCGTGTCCTTGAGCACCACGGCAAAGGCCGTGGCTCCGGCGGTCACGGCCGCCTGCAACGTACCCGCGCCGTAGGTCGTCGGGCTGGCCGACAGCCCGGCCTGGGTGTCCGTGGCCGTGCCGGCGAAAAGCGCCACCCGCTCGTCCGCCGCCGAGGGCGTGAGCAGATGGATGCCGGCCTGGGCATAGGTCAGGTTATCGGCATTGGCCGCGTGCAGGAAAAACTTGCGCAGCATCGTGCCGCCGTTTTGCGCCTCGGCCAGGGTCCAGTCGCGCAGGAAATTGCGGTTCGCGCCGGACGTGACGGCGTTCTTGCTCATGCGACCGCCGTTCGACGCGGTGTCGGTGACGGTGGCGCTTTTGCGGATGATGATTTCGGAGGAAAGCAGCATGTTGCACCTCAATAGGTAAACGTGAGCATGGTCTTGTAATCCTTGTCGCGCCCCTCGACGAACTGGATCGAATCAGACAGGGAGACGAGCCCTTTCCCCGTCTGGATGAGCAATGAAAAATCCACGGTCTTCCCCTGGATGTGGGACAGGTAGAAGGAAACGATGACCACGTAGGTGCCGCGCTTGGGATTCTCGAAGGCGATGCGTTCGACAGGCGTTTCCGTGCTGTTCGAATTCATGGCGGCGTTGGCGTCGATATCGAGGGTCCCGGTTTTGCCGTCGCAGGTCTGTTCCATCCTGCCGTACCAGATGCGGTTTTCGCAGGGATCGACGACCCAGAGATCCAGGTCGTCCAGGGTGTTCCAGGAAAGCTGCGCCCAGACCGTCCCATAGTCGAAATCATCGTCGCCGCTATCGTCCGAGCCGCCCGTATCCACGACATAGGAATCGTTGACGGACAGGCTCATGGAAAACTCTTCCGCCAACACCTCCCAGCGCAGCAGGAAAAACCAGTAGGCCGTGTCGTCGCGGTCGTCCTCGTCGTCGGTGCAGGTGCCGGCCGGGAACCCGGCCGACGGTTTGGCCGGGGCGGTCCAGCGCCATTCGCGGCACCAGGGCGAGCGCGCGGCCGTGGCCAGGACCGAACCGACCAGCCTGGGCGCGCCCACGGCCGGGGCCAGGGTGTTGCCCGAGAGCCGGAAAAACCGCGTCACGTCCTCGCCGGGCAGGGCCACCACGCTCACGTCGTTGCCGCCCACGACGAAGCAGTGACCCAACGCCACCACGGTCAGGAGCCGCACGACCGGCCAGTCAAAGGATTTCAGACCGCCCGTGCCGTCCAGGTCGAAAAGGCTTGCCTCGGTCTGGCCTGGGAACTGGCGCAGCGTGCCCGAGCCGAGCCCGTCCGCGCCCTGGGTCAGGGTGTAGCCGGCCAGGGCGTCGGCGGACGCGCCCCAGAGATACATGCGGACCGGCTCGCCCGGGTCCACGGACTGCGTCGGCACCTCGATCTTGACGCCGCCGTTTTCCTGGCCGGACGACGAGAACGGGACCAGCATGGTTTGCACGGAACTCACGCGTAGCCCCCGATTTTGACGCGCACCTCGCCGCCGGCCGGCGCAATGGTGATGCTGTCGTTGTCGGTGTAGGAATCGGCATTCGACGCCGTGTAGCCGGCCTTGGTCACCACGATGGGGAACGTGCCGGAGAGGTGGCGGAACACCTTGACGAAGCCGTAGCGCTGGTCGGTCTGGCCGACGTTGACGCCGTTCAGGACAACGGACGCGCCGAGCACGGCCCCGGCGGTGCGGCGGTCGATGACCCGGATCTTGACGTCGGTGTAGCAAACGGACGTGTCATCCGGGTCCTCGGAGAGCGTCAGGGAAAAGCGGTGCGTGAGTTCGCCGTCTTCCCAGAGAAAGAACCATTGCGCGCCGCGCGGATCGGCCGGCGCGGTCCAGAAAAATTCGCGGCAATAGGGCGCGCGCACGCCCACCACGTGCACCGTGCCGTAGAGCCCCGGCAGGCCGGCGGCCGGGACCAGGCAGGCATAGCCCCGTCGGTGGAAAAGCCCGGTGATGTCCGCCCCAGCCGGAGCAAGCGTCGTCAGCACGCCGGCATCGGACAGGCCGTAAAGCGGCGAAAAGGCTATGACGCGCGAGATGCCGGTGACGGGATAGTCGAACTGCTGGGCGTCGCCATCGCCCTCGAAATCGAAATACTTGCACGTGGTCTGGCCGGGCCAGACGTTGGGCGTGCCCGGGCCAAGGGACGTCAGACCGGCGTCCAGACGCAGGCCGGTCAAAAGCGCCGGATCGGGAGCCCAGACGCGGATGGTCACGGCCTCGCCCGGGTCCACGTCCTGCTGCGGGAACTCCAGGAGCGACGTCGGGCAGTCCGTGTCCTTGCCGACATTCACCAGCATGGTTTGTTTGGCCGCGCCCATCAGCAGGTCTCCAAGCGCAGCGTCACGAGCTGGTAAAGGTCCTCGCCGTCCGGATCGGCCGTGTCACGCACCTGTGCCGTTTCGAGGGTCTTTTCCTCCTGGGTGCGGAACCGGACCGAAAACGCGCGGCCGTCATGGAGCGTCAGCGTGCCGGACCAGCCGGGGGTGGACGCCCAGCCGTGAAGCGTGAGCAGATCGGACCGGGCAATCCAGGCGTCGTCGCCGCCGAGGTTGATGGGGCGTCCGGCGGCAAGGGCCGTCTCGGACACGACCAGCCGGCCGGACAGGGTCCGCGCCGTGGCCACGGCCACGGGCAACGCGTCGAACTCGTTTTGCCACAGGCAGTCGTCCGGCAGGGGCAGCGTGTCCAGGGTGATGCTCATTTCATGCTCCCCCCCAAACGCCGCAACTGCCGGGCCAACGCCATGGCCGTGGCGTCGGTGGCGCGGGTCTCGAAGGTCCGGCCGCCGAGGGACAGGTTGAGGGTGGCCGTGTAGCCGGAGCCGGAGGAAGCGCCGTCCGGGACGGCGGCGGCAGCGGCAGCGATCGAACCGCCGGAAACAACGCCGCCGGAAGCATAGCCCGGCAGCGCGCCGAGGAACCCCTCGAGGTCCAGACTATTGAGGGCGTCCAGCGCCCGCTTGGACAGGATCGTGCGCATGGCCTGGAGATTCACAATGCCCTCGCCGGGAGTGCCTTTGAACAGCACACTGTCCTGGCCGGCCACTGCTCCGGGAAGCATGGGCAATTCGCCGCCGGCCGCGAAATGCGGCAGCTTGTCCGTCAGCGCCGCCCAACCGCCGGCCGCGTATTTGCGGATGCGGTCCAGCACGGCCACCGGGCCGCCCGAGGACAGCCACTGCGAGAACCCGGAAACGGAGTAGCCTTTTTCCTCGTCGGCATCGGCCCGGGCCCGGGCCTCCTCGATATCCAGATCCTCCATGGCCCGGTCGAAATCCTTTTTCAGGTCGGCCAGGGTGTCGGCCAGATCGGCGTCCAGGTCGGCCTTGTCGGAATCGGCTTGCCCCCTGGTCGTTTGCGTGTCCTCGGCGGCGGTCGCCTTGGCCTCGTCCGTGCCGCCGGTAAAGGTGTTTTGCGCATCGCCAAGCTCGGCCTGGGCTTCGCCTAAGGCCTCATTGAGCGCGGTCTTGGCCTCGGCCTTGGCCTCGGTCAGCGTGGTCACGGCATCGGTCGGCATCTGAAACCCACCCAGGGCGTTTTGCTCCCGCAGCGCGTCCAGGTAGGTCTGCTTCAGTTCCTCCACCTCGTCTTCCCAATCGGCCAGGGCGTCCTTGTCGGACACCCAATACGATGTCGTGGGCTTGCCGCCCATGGTGTTCGCGCCGATGGTGGTCTTGGTGTAGCCGTGCTCGATCTTGTCTTCCTTCTTCTTCTCCTGCCAGGCGGCATAGGCCTCGTTCACGGCGTCCTGAAGTTCCTGCTTCTGCTCCTCGTACTCGGCCCGGGCGTCGTCCACGGCGTCCTGGTAATCATCGGTCGCCGAGGCCACGGCCTCGTCGCTGTCCGCCTGGGCTTCGGTCACGGCCTCCTGGTAGGCCGCCTGGGCTTCCTCCCAGGCGGCTTTCAGATCGGCCAGGGTGTCGGCCAGTGTCTGGGCAATGTCGTCCAGGTCCGCTTGTTCCTGGGTCAGCAGGTCGGCGAGCTGGTCGTCATGGTCGCCCTTGGCGTCGGACACCGCCTCGTCGTAATCCTCCTGGGTGCGCTTGCGCTCCAGGGCGATGTCGGCAAGCTGCTCGTCCAGGGAGCCGCCCGAGGCGAAACGGATTGATGCCGCGTGGCGGATGCCGTCCAGGCGCGAGACCGCCGCCGCGCCATGGGCGGACATGCCGGGTCTCGGGGCAAGGGGCGTGGTCGCGCCGCGAAAGGCCGCCGGCACGGTCACGGCCACGGAAAGCGGCGTGGGCGGCTTGTGAGCAGGGGAGGGGGACGGAGCCGACGCCGTGGCCGCCTGGATCTTGCGCATCCACTCGGGCCAGACGAAGCCGCCCGAGGCAAAGGCCTGAGCGCCGGCCAGCCGGCCGGACTGGATGGCGTCCAGCACGCCCCGGCCGTACTTGGCCACGGCCGCCTTGCGCACCACGAACGCGCCCTCATCCAGCATGACCGGCTCGGAATCCTCGTCGCCGACGCCGGGCACCAGCCCGCGCCGAAACGGCCGGAACACGCCGCCGCCTCCCGCGAAATGGGCCACGGCCTCGCGGGCCAGCCGCATGGAATTGATGGCGTGGAGCAGCGGCGCGTTTTCCCTGGCCGCATCCTTGTCGATGACGACCTCGCCGGGCATGACCATGGCCGGGACGCTGCGCGCCGGGCCGCCGGAGGCGTAGGCTTCGACCTTCTTTTCGTAGACGTAATGGGTGCTGTACGTATCCTTTTCTAGCTCGGCGATGGCTTTTTGCGCCGCCGTTGTATCCGGTTCAACGGTGTGCTCGGACTCGGTCTTTTTGCCGTTGAGCGCATCCAGCGCCTTGTCCACGGCCTCGGTGTCCACGTCCACCTTGAGCGAGAGTGGCGACTTCTGCATGTCGGCCAGCTCGGCCTTGACCTCGGCAATCTGGTCCTTCATGGACTTGGCCGCCTCGGCCCAGGCTTCCTTGCCCTTGTCTGCCGCGTCCTTCCAGACCTGACCGGAATCGGCCACGCCTTGCATGGCGTTTTGCACGGCCTGGGCCTGCCCGACCACGTCCTTGCCGCTGCTGGCCGAGGCCGCGTAGGCGTTTTGGGCCTCCTTGGCCAGCTTCATGGCGTTGTCGTAGCCCTCGGCCGTGCCCTTGGCCGCTTCCTGCTCGGCCTGGGCCAGCTTTTCCGCCGCCGCCTTGAGCTCGTCGTAGTAGGCTTCGGACTGCGACATGGTCTGGCGCTTGAGGTCCCGGAGCTTTTCCTCCGTGGTCTTGCCGGCCTCGCGGGACTCCTCGGCGTAGCGCTTTTCCTGGGCCAGGGCTTCGTCCAGGCCGGATTTGAGCGCCGACAGCCAATCGTTGAGGGCGTCCTTCTTGGCCTTCATGAGGTCTTGTTCGACCTGTTTGCGGAGCGCCGCCTTTTGCGTTTCGTTGGCGGCGGACTGGTCCACCAGCTTGATTTGCGCGGCGGACACGGACTGCGCCACGGCAAGCACGGCTTCGTATTTGTCCTTTTGCGCGGCCAGCCCGGCGGAGGCCGCCGCGCCTTCGGTGGTGGCCAGGGCCTTGGCTTCCTTGCCGGCCATGTCGTAGCGGTCGGCCACCTGGGACAGGTAGGCGTAACCGGCCGTGCCGGCGTCCTTGATCTCCTTGGACAGGGCTTTGTACTGATCGGCGGTCAAACCGACCTGCCCGGCGTTATCCTTCAAAACGATGGTGCCGGCCTGCACCTTCTTGCGGAACTCCTCCATGCTCGAAACGGACTGCCCTTGCGAGGCAATCAGTTCGTTGAGCATGTCCACGGCAATCTTGTTCTGCTCTGTCGCCCTCTTTTGGTAATATGCCGCATCTTTTAGGAGTTTATTGGCACCAGACAATGGATTATAAAGAGCGTTAACCTTGGCGATGATGTCTGTGAGGGGATCAATTACATCTTTTGCGACAAGAACAAGTCCAACCCAGCCAAGCCGCATTTTCAAAAGTGCATTAACCAGAGCGGTTATCTCCACTGTTGCCTTTCTGATGGCAGCATAACCAGCGATGGCAAGAAGCAACTTTCCCCAATGATCGACGAAATCAACAACGCCTTTCACAGCGGATTTCAGCACTTCCCAAAGTTTATTGACCTGCTCGGCGGCGATGCGGCCCCATTCTTCAAGTTTCCCTGAACGCTCCAATTCGGTAAGCGCATCCGTGAGCTCGGCCAGCTTGGCCTTGATCGAATCAAACAGCCCGGCCCCCATGAACTGCTGGATGGAGCGCGTAACAGTGTCCATGAGGTTGGAAAGACGGCCGGAGAAGGTCGTCATCTGGCTTTCCATGCCGCCGGCAAACATGTCGGTCCAAATGCCGGTCAGCGCCTCGCTGATCTTCTCGGCGCTCTTGGTGACGGTCTTCTCCATCTGCTGGCCGTTTTCCATCCAGGAAAACGTGACCTGGTTGCCGACCGTGGACGCGTTGATGCCAAACTCTTTCAGGCGCTCGTACTCGCCGCGCGTAGCGTCGGCAAAGGCCTCCACAGCCTGGTCCAGCTCCTTTTGCATGCCGGAAGCGGCGTTGCCGATGGGCTCCAGGAGCTTCTTGGGGTCGAAACCGTAGGAGGTCAGTTTGACGAAGGCGTCCGTGACCTGGGACAGTTCGTAGGGCGTGCGCTGGGCAAAGTCCTGCACCCAGGCCATGCCTTCCTGGGCGGTTTTGGACGACTTGGTGACCGTCTCGAGTTGTTTGGAAAGGCTCTCGAACTGCGCCGGGACCTGGACGAACTTGCCGGCTGTCAAGGCCGTAGAAACGGCGATGGCGGCGGCGTAGAGCCCGTTGAGGCGCGTGGTGACGGCGGACGCGGCGGAATCAATTTTGGAAAAGGAGGAAGCTCCCTGGCTCCCCAGGCCGGAAATCCGCGACTGGATGGAACCCAGGACCGCTGACGCCTCGTCCTTGGCCTGAATCAGGATGTCCAGGGAACCGCCCGCCATCTAGTCCACCTCCCGCAGTAAATCGTTCACGTGATCCTTGAAGGTTTCCGCCTTGCCCATGGCCAGCCGCATATCCACCGCGCGGCCGGCCCGCTCCAGGAGCTTGTCCTTTCGCGCCTCGAAATCAGCCGCGTCCGCTGCCCGCAGACAGCGCATAAACCAGGACAATCCGTAGCCGTACACCGCCGGGCCGTGTCCGCGCCGCACAAGGCGGTCCACGGCCCGGGCCAGGATATCGAGCGAACCTAGGCGGCCTGCTCCTTGGGGCTTTCCCCGGCCGGAGGCGCGGCGTTGACGCTTTCCCACAGCGTCCGGAGACTGCCGAAAAAATCCGTGTTCACCTCGGACCACTTGCGCAGGATGATCAGCAGGGACGAGCCGCCGACCTCCGCAATGGATTCGCCCAGGTCGCTGATTTTCGGCAGGAGGTTCCGGCCTTCCTCGCCGGCCTGCCCCATGGCCAGGGACAGCACCAGCACTTCGATATTGCCGGTGCACACCAGCCCCAGGACGGACGGGGCGGCGAGCATGTCGGCCACGGTCATTTCCAGGACGGTCACCGTTTTTTTCTTGGGGCCGTCATCAATCACAAGGGAATCGGATTTGCGCATGGGGTGCTCCGGTTAGGCGGCGGACAGCATACGAACGCTGTACGGGGAGGTTTCGCCGGACGGCGTGTTGAGCGTGCCTTCGTACTGGGCATCGGCGAAGTCGTCGGACAGGTAATCCAGGCCGTTCTTGGGCGTGAGCTGCGATTCCTTGCAATCCACGCGCATGTTGGTCTGGTCCGCGAGGTTCTTGCCGATGAAAAGCAGCCGGCCCTTGATGGTGGAGCGGGTGGAGCCGGTGATGGTGTAGCCGGACATCGCCGGGACGGAATAGGTGACGGTGACGGCCTCGGCCGGGGCCTCGGTGAACTTGAACAGGCCGCCGTCCTCGTCCATTTCATAGGTGGTGAAATCGGCGTTCGAGGCGTCCTTGACGCTGGTGAGGGAAACGCCGGCCGCGCCCAGTTCGTAAAAGACACCGGCCTTGACCGCTTCCGGGGCAAAGATCTTGGTCGCCTCGGCCGCGAGCGCCTGCGTCGCGTCGGCGTCGTCGCCCATGTGGATGAGGGCCAGGTTCGAGCGGATCAGGTCGTTGAGGGTGAACGAAACCTTGGGCGCGCCGTGGATGGCCACGGAATCCAGGGTCTGGCCGTAGGTTTTCTTCATCTTGCTCGTCCGCTCCTTGAGCGTCGAGGACTCGGTGATCATAAACGACGTGGTGTTGCCGATATGCAGCAGCCCCGTGCTGTTGCCGTTGTCGTCCTGGCGATCGAAATAGAGGTCGCCCGCCCCGAGGATACCTGCCATGTCTGCCTCCGTTATTTGTTGGTGATGGTGATGGTGGTCGCGCTATCGAAACAGCCGTCCTCGGCATTGCCGAAAACGTCGTCGCCGGTTTCCACCTTGCCCAGGCCCGGGGCCATGAGCGCCTTTTCCGCTAATTCCCGTAGATCGGAAGCACGGTCCTCGCCGTCATCCACGTCGCCGTCTGGATCGCGCCACACCGAGCACACCATAAAGACCGTGCGGACAACGACCTGCGTTTTATTGCTTTTCTGGTCGCCCAAGAGCTCCAGGAATACCCACGGGCACTCCGACGGCTTGGGGGGATTGTTGTCGTCGTACCGACGCAACACGGTGAGCCCCTTGCCAAAATTGTCCCGGCAAAAGGTGTCGATGGTCGCAATTCGGGAAAGCCGCGACCGCAGTTCCGCCATGAGTTGCGATGTGGTCATGACGTTTCTCCCATGAGCTCACGCCAGTTTTTGTTGAACTTGATGAGGAAATAGGCCGGAATCTTCGGCGTGATGCGCGCGAAATAGGGCGCGGCCACCGGGCGCTTCGGCACGTCGATGAAGGCCTTGCTTTTGGACAAGGCATAGTAGTTGCGGCCGACCTTGGGCTTGGCGGCCTTGGATCGGGCGCGCGTCTTGGACGCCACGAAACGACGCATCTTGTCCGTCACCTGGCCGTGCCAACCGTATTCGGCCTTGGACGCGATGTAAGAGACGACAGGATCGGCCCCGAGCAGGCTATCGGCCACCAAACCGGTGATGCCGAAGCCGGTGTAGCCGTCGGAAAGCTTCTTGGTCCGGCTGCGGCCCTTGCCGAAACCGATGGCAACGGCCATCTGGTCGGCAAAAGCCTTGTAGCGCACGAACTGGCGCAGGAACTTGAGCCCGGCCCTCTTGCCGCCGAGGGCTTTGGTTAAGGGCGAGTTGGAGACCCAGCCCGGCGCGTTGAACCACAAGCGCCAATTCTGCTGGACCATCCAGCCCGTGGACTTGAGCGCCTTGAGCGCCACGCGCCGCACCGCCGGATCGGAACTGGACAGGATGTCCGCGAGGTAGGGGGACTCGGACAAGGCGAAGGCGAAGCCCAGACCGCCCTTGAAGCCCTTGGACTCCTGGAGCAGGAAGGCCTTGCTCACGACCGCCCCCCGACGCCGACGGAACCCTTCAAGCGGCACTGGAGAATCCAGAACGGAAATCGCCGTTCCCGGCGCAGTTTCGCGCCCTGGTTGACGCGAAATTCCCAGACCTCGCCGTCGATGACGATGCAGTCATCCGCCGACGGGGCCGGGACCTGGACCATGGGCACGCGGATGGTGGCATACTCGCCGTGCACGCGGCCGTCGTTTTCCAGCGCCGCGTCGGTCACCATGGCGTAGGTGGCCACCGGGTCGCCGGTCTTGGGGCGGTATTCGGCCGGCTGGAAACCGGGCATGTCGGGAAGCGCGGCCAGGATGTCGGCCGCGAACTGTTCACGCATGGTCACCATGCCTTGCCCTCCGCCTTTTCCTGGCACTCCACGCACCGAGCCGCCGTCGGCAGGAAGCGCAGCCGCGCGCCGGGGATCGGCTCGCCGCAGTCACAACAGACGACCACGCCGTTTTCACGGACCTGCCCGGCGTCGTCGGCCACGTCGCGGCGCGACAGGGCGTCGAGTCGGTGAGCTTGTTCGGCTTCCTGGGCCTGGTCGGCAATATTCGGCATGGCGTCAGCTCCTTTTCCCGTAGAGCGCGGGACGTATCCATTTTGAGATGGACTTCGCCCAGCGTTTGGCCGTTGCGACCGGCAATCCCAGGTCGCACAAACGGCAGTAGAGATGCCCGTCGTTAAGGAGATGTTGCAGCAGGCGGCGCATCACTGCCGCCCCTGTTCGGTCAGGTCGATGAGAGCGTTGAGTTGCGCTTCCATGGCCTGGGAGCGCGCGCCGAAATCACGGATGTTGGCCAGGATGTCGGCCGGGGTCACGGCGCGGCCCGGTCGTAGTCGGGAGTCAGGGGCCGGGGCGGCTCCGGGCGTTCCAGGAGCTGCGGCGGAATTTGCGGTTTGGGACACGACACCACCACCGGAACGATCGGTAGCGGCGCCGATGGCCTCATTGTACAGCCGCACAAAATCAGGGCCGAAAACGCAATCCAGACCAGCCGTTGCATGCTTGATCCTCCTGGTGATGTCCGTGGCCCTGGCCGCGCTTTGGCGGCGCGCCGCCTCGAGCCGGGAGGCCAACGCGTTGACTTTGCCTTGGGCGTCCTCGAGGGCTTCCCGGGCCTTGCGTTCGGCTTCGGCCAGGGCCTGGGCCTGCTCGGCCTTCCAGGTCGCGGCCTGGGCATTGAGCGCGGCCACTTCGGCCCGGCGCGCGTTGTCCGCCCGCTCGAAGCCGAGGGAATAGCCCGCGCCGAAGGCCAGGGCGCTGACGATGCCGAGGCCGAGCAGACCGATGCAGAGTTTATTGAGCGCAGACACAGCGCACCCCCTGGCCGAAGCCGGACCGGATGTAGAGCGGTTCGAGCCTGCCCAGAATGCGGCGCGGATAGCCGCGGTTCTCGCGGAAGGCGGCGGCGGACCGGCCGGCGTTGCGCGTCTCCACCTGGCCGAACCAGACCAAGGCGTCGCCGCCCTGTTGCCCGGTCAGGGATTTGTCGCGCTGCACCCAGCCCAGGCCCCCGTTGTAGGCGGACAGGGCCATGGCCATGCGCTGGCAGGCGTCGCGGCCGGAAACCCTGTCCCAGAGCCATTTGTCGTAGGTGACCAGCGCCCGCAGCGCCCAGGACGGATTGTAGGGCTCATTGGCGGCCAGCTCCGGGAACAAGCCGGCGATCCACCGGCCGGTAGCCGGCATGAACTGGGCCATGCCGGCCGCGCCGACCGGGGATTTCGCGTCCGCGCGCCAGCCCGATTCCTGGTGCACCTGGGCCGCGAAGGTGGCGACCGGAGCGGAAAGGCCCCAGGCGACGCGGGCGTTGCGGATCAGCTCGGAGCGGTAGCGCATGGCGCGCTGCGGCACGCCGGGAGCGGCCACGGCCGTGGATGCGGGAACGGCCTCGGAGGCCTGGGGAACCGCATGCGCGGCCACGGGCGCGGGCTGTTCGGCCCGCTGGCAGCCGGCCACCAGCCAGGCGGCAAAGACGGCCAGACAGGCGGCCACGCAAAACGCGCCAGCTCCCCGCAACGCAGTCATTACAGTCCCAGCCCCATGGCCAGCATGCCGCCCATGATGATGCACGCCCGGCGCAGCATGGCCGCCGCGTAGATGATCTCGCAGCCCGGGGCGACGGGATGGTTGGCCCGGTCGGGGGCGGGGCCCTTTTCCGCGCGCCAGTCGGCGCTGGTCAGAAAGCTGTCCGGGCGGGCGTAAGGGAAACACCAGCGGTCCAGCCAGTAGCTGAAGTAGCCGGCGACGGCGATCAGGGACAGCTTGTAGGCGGCCACGGGGAGCTGCTGCGGGGACAGGATGGCCAGCCCGGCCACCAGGACGCCGGCCAGGAACAGGCACCCCAGCATGCGCGGCGTGAGCCGGGAGACCAGGGAAGGCGAGGTGGCCTCGCCGCTTCCCGAGCCGGCGACCGGCCCCAAGGTGGGCGAAACCTGCGCTTCGAGGAACGCCTCGAACTTGCCGGCAAGGGCGTCCAGACGTTCCGAAATACCTGTGGCGCTTTCCGGCGCGGCCGGGGTGACGAGGGGCTGTCCGTTTTCGGGCGATGGGTATTGTTTTCGGGCATGTCATTTCCCTCCCGGGGTTTCGTTCAGGATCTCGGCCTTGATGCCGTCGGGCATGTCCTTGTCGTGGGCGATCAGTGCCCGCACCATGCGGAAAAGAATGTTGGTGCGGTCCTTGATGTCCTGGCGCAGTTCGGCGTGATCGTCCTGCACGGCCTTGAGCGTCGAACAGACATGCACGCGCCTCTCCTCACACACCGCATGGCTGACGTAATTGCGTTTGGTGAGCAGATGCACCACGAGTCCCGTCACCACGGTCACCGATGCGGCCAGCAAAAGGGTTTCGAGAGGCGTGAACGTCACGGCAGGGGCTCCTTACTTTGTGCCCGGGCAGCGTGGCAGCGCCACCCGGGCGGTTTGGGGGACGGTCAGGACTTGGCCTTGGCGGACTTTCCGGGGCCGGCATTGGCGCCGTCGTCGGTCGGCGTCTTGGGATCGGTGTCGCCGGTGGACGTCTTGGGATCGGTGTCGCCGGACGCGGAAGCGGCCACGTCGAAGACCTGTTCGGCCGCGCCCTTGTCGATGAGTTCGGCGGCGGCTTTTTCGTCCGCGACTTCGATCACTTCGCCGGTGCGACACAGCACGCCCTGGTGCTTGACCGCGTGGAGCAGTTCGAGCTTCATGGGACCTCCTAAACGGCGTCGACGACCGCGAAGGCGTCGATGTCGTGCATGCCCGGGATGGGCGCGGACTGGAGCATGACGAACCGGGCCGAAGGATCGTTTTCGACCCAGGACTTCGGAAAAAAATCCGTGACCGCCATGCAACCAAGGTCCTTGATGGCGCCGTAGTGCATGAAGTTCTCGGCCTTGCTCGACCCCAGGATGACCTTGCCCGAGGGGACCATGGGCTGAAGATCGCCCTCGTCGTCCTCGTACCAGTCGTCGAAGCTGTAGAGGTCGACGCTTTCCAGGTTGCCGATGTAGGTCACGCCGTTGGGAAGGTCCTGGGGATTGATCTGGCCGAGCTCCACCCGGCGGTTGTTGAGCTGCTCCATGACCAGGGAATTTTTGCGGATGGCCTTGGCCACGTCCGTGCCCAGGATGGCCACGTCCGGAACCAGGCCGGAATCCTGGGAAACGATCATCTTCCAGTCGATGAGATCGCCGACGGGATCGGAGGTGGCCACGGACCACTTGTCTTCCGCGCCCAGGGTGATGACGTGGTCGGAGCTCATGCCGAAATCCACGGTCACGTCGATGCCGTCGCCCTGACAGACCACCTTTCCGGACAAGAGGAGTTGGGCGGCCATCCAGCAGATGCGGCGCAACTGGCGCTCGCGCAAATCGGACAGGTCCTCGCCCAGTTTGCGGTTGGCCCGCTCCTCGGGGGAAAGCGGCGTGGCATAGATGAGTTCGCCGGGCTGGCGTTTGAGCACGTCCTCGGCCGTGGTGACCTTTTTCTCCTTGATGTACGGAGGCCGGAAGCTCTTGGCCTCGTAGCCGGAGCGGTCCACGACCTTGCCTTCCTTGGTGGCCGAAACGAAGGCGGCCAACCGGCGCCCACGCCTCTTGATGTCAAGGTCGATATGCTCGGTCTCGTGCGTCTTCACGGAAGGGAAAAAGGTGTCGAGCAGGAACACGCGGGGCGGGAAGGATTTTTCCAGGAGTCCCATCATCTCGCGGTAGTCGAAAATGTCGTAACTCATGGTTCAGCTCCCGGTCTTGGTGAGGTAGATGTTCTTGCCGCGCAGGCCGTCCTGGATGCCGTCCAGGGTCAGGGACGCGTCCAGGGTCAGGGCCGATTCGGCGAACTGGCCGGACAGGTAGACCACGGACAGCGCATCCGCGCTGGTGGCGTCCACGTCCTCGGCCAGGATCGCGTCCGGGGTCTGGCTGCCGTCCTCGGCCGTGCCGATGGCCTTCAGGTATTTGCCGCTGGCGGTGATCTTGCCGAGCACGGTGCCCCGCACCAGCACGCCGGCCCCGGAGGCGATGGTGCCGGCGGCGGTCACGATCTTGGCGTCGCCGGCAATCAGGTTGTCCGGCGAAAAGATGCCGAGGGTTTCGTAAAGTTCGGTGCTCATGGGTTACTTGCCTCCCTTGGCGCGGTAGCCGCTGCGGGCGTTGGCCCCGGCGATGCCGGCGTTGCGGATGCGTTCGTCCGCCGCCTCGCTGGCCGGAGCGACGCTACCCGGGGCGGACGGGGTGGCCAAAGCAGCCTGGAGCACGGCCAGCGGAGCCGGAACGGCGGGCTGTTCGGGTTTCGTGGGCGCTTTGGCCTCGGGCTGTTTCACGCCGAACTTGGCGAAAAGGGCCGCGTAGGCCTTGGGTCCCACGTTCAAGGCGGCGGCTTCGGCCAGGGCGGCGGTGATGGCGTGGGCCGCTTCCGGGCCGTGCATGGCCGTGACCATGGCCAGCACGTCATCGGCCGTGGGGTTCGTGGCGGGATTGGCCGGAGACTGGTTCGCGGCGGTCGGTCCCCCGCCGGCATCCGGCTTGTTCGCGTCGGGCATGATTGTCTCCTCCGCATTGAGGTTTCCGGCGAGGGGCCGGGGCGCGGACAATTCCGCGATGACGCCTTCGAGACTGCCCAGGGCGTCGGCCAGGCCGGCGGCGACGGCCCGCGCGCCGACCATGACGCCGCCCTGGCCGAAATTCTGCTCGACATGCTCCGCCGTGACGCCTCGAAAGGAAGCCACGTCACCCACGAACACGGCATGGAGATCGTCCAGTGTGCGGACGACCTCGGCCCGGCCGTCTTCCGTGTCGGGGTCGACGCGCTTTTTCGGGGCGCGGCTGGAGACGATGGAGAGCGTTTTCCCGTCGTTTTTGGGCAGCGTCGCCACGATGCCGATACTGCCGACAACAGCGGCGGCGTCGGCGAAAATCTTGGACGTGGCCGAGGCGATCCAGTAGGCGGCCGACGCGCCCGTGCCCTGGATGTAGGCGACGATGGGCTTGGAGGACTTGGCGGAGAACAACCGGGACGCGAACTCGTGGATGCCTGAAACCTGGCCGCCGGGGCTGTCGATGTTGAGTACGATGGACGCGACGGCGGGATCGTCCAGGGCCGCTTGCAGGTCCCTGGCCAGGGTCTCCACGGACACGGCGGCTTGCGAGATGGACTCGAACATGCTGGCCCGGGGGAATATGGGACCCATGACCGGGATGACGGCCACGTTGCCGCGCATCTCGACGGTGCGCGAACCTTCCAGGGCCGTACCGCGCTTGACGGCCAGGGCCTCCGGGTCACCGCGCCGGGCCGCGATTTCCAAAATCAGTTCCAGGGAGCCGGGCAGGATGGCCCAGGGCTCGGCCATAATGGCCGAAAGCACGCGCGGGGCCGGATGTTCGCTCGAAATGGTCATGTCCTCGCCTCGCAATGCTGCGCCGGAGCAGCGCATACGGCTTGGAGTTGTGCAATATGGGCGAAAATATCGCCTCCACGGTTGGCTCCTTCCGGCTGGGTGCCCTGGTCTTCGACAGCAAGCGCTTCGTCTTGTTCCTGGACCTGCTTCGGCGTGGGGAGCGTGGATCGGGTAGAGGAAGGTTCATCCAGCCCGAGCTTTTGCCGCAGTTTCTTTTCCCGGGCACGCTGTCGGTAGACTGCTTCCCAGTCGCCTCCACGGGCGGAAATGATTTCCGCGTCCGTGGTGACGCCGGCTTCCTTCGCCGCGATTTCGGCATCGATTTCCTTGGTCGGGTCCACATGGCCGGGACGCGGCGGAATCCAGGAAACGGCCAGGTAGGCGTCCATGGCGTCGTAGAAATCCGGCGCGCCCTGCGGGATCTTGACCATGCCCCGCACGAAAGCCTCCTCGACGACAGCCCGCCAGACACGCTGGCAAAAGGAAACGATCAGCCATTGCTGGTAGCAGCGGAACACGCGCTGGGCCTCGAGGAGTGCGGCCCGGGCCGACGAATAGTTGGTCTTGGAAAAATCCTTGACCACCACTTCGTAGGGGATACCGGCCGCCGCGCCGGCGGCGCGCAGGATGCGCGTGACGAAGGGGTCGAAATTGTTACCCGGACGCTTGCTTTCCAGGGGTTTGACGTCCTCGCCCTGGTAGAGCTCAAGCACGGAACCCGGCTGCACGTCGGCGACGCGCTCATCATCCCTGCGGAATCGCACCTGGTCCTTGAACTCGGTTCCAAATCCCTGCAGCAGGCCCGACATGTCCGAGGTGATGGCGATCGGGAAGGCGGCGGCGACGAGCTGGCCGACCAGCTCGTAGTCGAGGCAGTCGTTGAGGTCGCGGAAGAACTTCATGGCCGGGGCCAGGATCGAACGGCCTCGGAACTGTTCGGGGTCCGTCTGGGGAAAGGCGTGAAGCACCACCGGGCGGTGGGCGATATTGGCCGGATAGTAGCGGGCGTTGAGCGCCTGCCCGAACGGAATGTTGCCGGTCATGTCCGGCTGGGCAATCCAGTAGCCGGTCGGTTCGCCGAAAGCGCCGAGCTTGACGCCGTCATGAACATCCGGGGAATACCACTGGCCGAACGGACTTTGGATGCGCTGCGGCGAGATGGATTGCAGGGCCATGGAAAAATGACGCCCTGGGGGAAGGCCGCCGCCCACGTCGGCCATGTTGACGCACAGGTTGCAGAACTCGCCCTGAATGAGCGTGGTGCGGATATTGAGGGCCTGGAGCATGTCGAAAGTCATGCGGCCCCCGGCGTCGGCGCGCATGGCCCAAAGGGAAAACGCCGCCTCGATCTGGTCGCGCAGCTCGGAAACGGCGTCTTCATCGGTGAGGTCCAAGGCAGCGGCTTCGACCTGGGATTGCGGCTTGATGCCCGTGCCGACCACGTTCGTGGCCAGGCCGCCGATGAGGCCGGCGGCATGAGCGTCGTTGGCGGCGAGGTCTTCGGCGCGGCGGGCGATGACGTCGCGCTCCCGAGAGGCGGATTCGTCGGTGTTGCGGCGCGGCCACCAGCCGGCCAGGGTGCCGCGATGGCCGCCGGCAACCCGGGACACGCCGCCAACCCGGCCGGAAGCCGGAGCCGCCAAGGGACGACCGAAGCGGTCGACCAGCGCGGGGGCGGCCACTACCAGCGCCTCCAGGCGTCAGGACGACGGGGGCGCAAAACCGTGACGCGGGAAGAGGTCCCCGAACGCGCCGCCTTCTCCCTGGCCAACCCTGTCCCGAAGGACTCAAGGGCGTCGAGGCTGTTGTAGTCGTACTCGGTATCGTCGACCTTCACGCGCTGGCCGGCCAGGACCTTGGGGATGGCGGCCTTGATCTGGCTGATGAGCGTTTCCAGCTCGGCGTCGTCGTACAGGGAGAAGAGATTCGGCATGCTTGCCCCGTAGGGCAATCATGGGGGCATGTCAGTTTACCATGCGAACGTCACGAACGTGGCAAACGGTTTTTTTAAGGGTGCGAGACGTTGATTCTCAACGATTGTGAGACGTTGCGCCTAAACGCTTCAGCACAGTGAGATTGCGGGTGAAAAATCTCAGATAAGGCGCTTGACGCGGGGGATGACAGGGGCGCCTCGATGGAGGTGGGGGGGCAGAGGGAAAAAAACGAAGATGCCCAACGGGGCCGACTTCCGCCGACCCCGTTGGTTTCGCTTTCTTGTGGCTAGCCCTGCGCGGTATGCTCCAGGGCTTCCGTTGCCAGGGCGTTGAGACTCACGCCTCTTGCCGAGGCAATCATGGCCACGCGGGCATGCAGCTCCGGGCTGACGCGAACCATGATCTTGCCGGAATAGGGCTTGTTGGGCGGCACGTTTCTGGCCGCGCAAGCCTCCAGATAATGATCAACAGCCTCATGAAAAGCGGCGCGGATTTCTTCCACGGAATCGCCATGAAACCCGACAATGTCGCTTATCCCGGCGATGTGTCCGACAAAGCATTCGTCTTCGTCGCTGTATTCGATCCGGGCCGCGTAGCCCTTGTACGTCATAGGGGTCATATTCCCTCCTCTTCAGGGGCTATCCCGATCTTTTCAAGAAACGCCCTGGCATCGCGCACTTGGTAGGGCTTGGCCTCTTTTCCGGGATGCGGCCGATGCGCGTCCAGGGAATGCGGTCCCTTGGAAAACGTCACCCGCGATCCTCGCCCCTCAAAAATATCGCACCCACACGCGGCCAGCAATGCCTCGATCCTGGCCCACTCCAAATTCCTCGGGGTCTGCCGGGCAAACACGGCGGCCAAGGTCTTTTTGTGCGCGCTATTCATAAGAATAAAGATAGCATTTTTTGCTATCAATGCAAGCAATAAATGCTAGCAAAAAAACATCCATCCCGCGCGGCCCTATCGTGTACCCCCGTCCAACGCCGGCACCATCTTCGGGGTAGGGGAGGCTCACGAGGACATATCCCGACCGCGATCCCGAAGATAGCGTTCCACGGACGAGCGGTAGACCCGGATACCCTTGACGGTGCCATAGCGGATGGCCTTGAGCTTCCCCTCCTTGATGAGCTTATAGGCCCACATCTTGGACACGGGCTTACTTTCGCCGCCGAGGAGTACACGGACTTGTTCGACATTGAGCAGGCTATCGTTCGGCATAGCTATCCTCTCCTTCTGGCTATGGCGGATGGGACCGGACGAGAGCCCGAGCGGCCGCCGCGCGACGTTGACGGTGCATGGCGCACGACCGACGCGGCCGGCGTGTCCTCCGGTTTCTTCCAGTGGCGCACGCCGAGCAGGTCGGCGGCGATGAGGCAATAGACCTCGCAGTCCCAAAAGTGGTTGGCCTTGTGGTCCGGGCACAGCCATACCCCGTCCGCGTCGTCGTAGTATTCGGCGCACATCTGGCGGGCGTAGTCTTCCGTGGTTTCGGCGTGGAGCAGGAACGCACCGGGATCGGCCGGGTTGATCGACAATTTCCCGGCAAGCATGCTCTTGAAGTAGGTGACGTGGCCGCGCAGGAGCTTCAAGCCGCCAGGGATCTTGCGCGGCGAGTTGGGGAAGTGGTCGATGACCGTGAAGGTGTGGGGCACGGACATCTGCTGCTCACCCTTGAAGGCGAAGATCTTGCCCACGTGCTTGCGGCAAAACTCGTAGACCTCGGCGGTGCGGGTGCCCTGGGAGTCCATGATCGTGAGACGTACCGGGTAGGACTTCCCGTCCGGGTCCTTGTACTCATCCTGCCAGAGCACGCGCTCCACTTCCTCGAAGGTTTCCACGCGGCCCTCGCGGACACCCCAGGTCGTGGAATCGCCGCCCCAGCCGAAGGCGCGGATGCGGTAGATAAAGTGGTCCTTCTGGGTGTCCACGCTGGCCAGCAGGCACGACACAACGCCGCCGCCCGGGACCAGACCGCGCGGCCTGTCGTCGCGCAGGGCTAGGATGGCCTGTTCCTTGCGCTCCACGGCATAATCCTTCCAGGGCTCGGCGAGGTAGCCGTTGCAGAAGTCGCGCAGAGCCAGCTTGTTCCCCTTGGAGCGCAGGAACGCGGCAGCCGTTTCGGACAGGCTGACGAACATCGAGTAGAGCGCGGAAATGTGGAAGGCGATGCGGCGTGGCTTGTGGAGCCGGAGGTAGGCGAACAGCTCCATACCGGTCTTTTCCTCGCGCCACTCGCCGCGTGAAACCGCCCGGTCGCGCTTGGCGTCGTCCCAATGGCCGGCGCAACGGGAACATTCATACCAGGCCAGGAGGCCGTCCTCGATCCGGTCCGCTTCCGTCTCTTCCTTGGGCCAGCACACGCACTGGCGGCCGTCGGGATCGGTAAAGTACATGCGCTGCATGTGACCGCAGAGGGGACAGCGCACGTGGAAATAAAAACGTGCCGACGCCGCGCTGAAGGCCAGAAAAATCGGGCCGGATTCCTTGGTCGGGGAGGAGTCGCGGTAGATCTTGCGGTCCCAACGGAAGGTGCGCTGCCGCTTGTCGAGCAGCGCCTCGGTGCTGGTCTCCTTTTTTGATGGAGCTTCCGGGTATTTGTCGACCTCGTCGCGGATTTGGTACTTGGCCGCCTTGGCCGCAAGGCGGGAAACGGACCCGGCCCAGACCAGCATGACGCGCATGGTGCGCAGTTTGAACCGCTTGGCGGTCAGGTCCTTGGGCGCGCCGGTCAGGAGCTTGGACAGCCGCTGACTTTCCTCGAACATGGGCCGCAGGCGCTCGTCCACCAGTTCGGCAGCGGACGTTTCGTCCGGCACCACGTACTGCGTCAGGCTCGGGTCGCGGTCGGCAATGTAGCCGACGAGGATTTCGCCGATCTTGGACTTGCCGACCTGGGGCGGGGCCATGAACGTGACGTCGCGCACGTAGGGCTCGGACCAGGCGTCCATGATGCCGGCGAGGTAGGGCGCGTTTTCATTGCGCCAGGGACCGGGGCGCGACCCCTCGGTGACGATGAAATACTTTTCCGCCCAGGCCGCCGGGCGCATGCCGACCGGAGCCCGAAAGGCGGCGCGCACTGTGGACGAGAAGGAAAACCGCAGGAAGAAGTTCTTCCTGTCCTGGTCCAGTTCCGGGACAGGCAAGCCGAGAGCATGGACAAGGGCGCGGTCGACCTCAACGACCTCGACCTTGTCGGACTGCGCCGGAGGCGTGACGAGGCAGGGCGCGGCGCTCATGAAAAGGCCGCCTCCCCTTCCTCCGGATCATCCAAATCATCGTCCTGGACGTCGAACAGCCGGACCCGGGAAAAACCGTTGAAGAACAAGTTGCTCTCGTTCATGAAAAAGTGGATGCCTTCCTCGATCTTGGTGGGGTCGCCATGCACGAGTTCCACCAGTTCGGCCATCTTGACGTAAAACCACTGGCGCATACTGGAACGCAGCACGGAGACGGCAGCAACGAGCATGGCGTCGAATTCGGCGCGCGAGACGAGGTCCCCGCGCTCTTTTTCGAGCCGCATCTTGTGCCGCTCGGCAATCTGTTGCTTGACGTCGAGCTCCGCCTTGAGCAGGTCGCGGCGCATCATCAAAACCTCATCCGGCTCCGCGTCCGGAGTAGCGTCCGACGGTCGAAGATACTCCTCCGCGTAGGCGTCGGCATCGGCCTTGGAAACCGTCCCGTCCGGTTGAAGCCGCAACAGCCCCTTGCGCTTGTCCTGGTAGAGCTTCGACTTGCCAATCCGCCAGCCGGCGGTGGCCAGGTACTTCTCCACCGCCGGGATTTTGCCGATGATTTCGAGGGGCGCATCGGACATTGCGGACGACGCGAACCTGACCTTGAACTTCTCAAGGGTTTCCGTGGCCTTGATGAGCCGCGCACCAGCCCCGGGCTTGTGGGCCAGGACATCGGCCTGACAATCGTTGACCGCCTGGGTCAGGATGGCCAGGGAATTGCGTTCGGTCTGGGTCAGGACGTCGACAAGTTCCGCATTGTCCATGCGCGGCTCCTACATGCCGGGAGCCCACTCGGGGACGACAAGCCCCAGGCGCTCCGCGATAAATTGGGCCAAAATGGTCCGATGGCATTCGGACGGGTCCGCCTCGTAACAACACAGGATGGGGTTCGGGACGCGCTCCTCGATGCGCCCCAGGGCGACCTGAAGCGCCCCCGCGTCGGGATACCGGGCTTCCAGCTCCCGGCGGTAGCGGGTTTTCCAGTTGTTGAGGTCGTGGGGGAAGAGCGGGGCGAAGTCCTTGAAGGAAAGCCCCTTGAAATAGCGCGGACGCCCCTTGGCGATACAGATTTTCCGATCGGAGGGGGCCTTGCTGGCGAAGTAGGACACGGTGATCATCTCGTTTCTCCCTTGCGTTTGGTTTGGGGAGAGGCTAGCCTCGGGTTCTCACATCCGGGAGGCTAGCCCTCCATGTTTCATGGGCCCCGAAAGGGGCCCTTTTTTATGCTGAATGGGCGGGGCCGAAATACATTGCTTCACGGGTCTTGCAGCCCACCCAAACACTCCTTGCCGCAGCTTTCAGAATCAACTTTCCCTTGGGCGTCGCATCGATGACCTCTTGGATGAACCGCGCCCTTCTTTTCACCGCTTCCTGGAGAATATCTCCCATCCTTGACTCCAGGCCGGGCATGTCGCGGACACCCCACTCCTTGGCCACGGCCGCGCAATCCGCGATGAGATCCTTCGGGATTTGCACTTCCATGGTTAATCCTCCTCGGGGAGCATGATGGTGATGACCGGCTCACCATGATCGCCGGGGCCGCAGACGGACTTGAGCACGCTCGGCGTCGGTCGGACCCGGTCCACCACGCAATGGAAGTGGAACAGCAGCTCCGAGGTCCCGCCCCTGGCCGTCTTGATCTCCCGCTTGAGCATCCACAGGATGTCCCACCAGCGGCCATTGATGTCGTTCCCGGCCCGGACGGCCGCCGGGGTCAAGGCCACGTACTTGGCGAATGCCGTTTCGGTCATGGCGATAGGGAACTGAAACCCTGCTTCCCTGGCCGCCGCTCCAAGCTCGCCTTGCGTCATGTCCACCAGCACACCGTCTTCGATTGCCTGGGCCCTTGTGTACGCATCGATGATTGCCGCGCCTTCCCACATGGTGTCTTCTCCTTCGTTTTGGCGTTGTTTGTTGGTAACCATGCGAAAAGACTAACATTTTTCGTCGAGTTGTAAACAATAAAACCCATTATTTCGCGGCGTTGGCGTATTTTTTCCGCCACAAACCCAGCGCCCCGGCGAGGTCGTGGGCGGCGAAGGTCCCCAGATAGTTGAGGGCGAAGCCGTCTTCCTTCTCCTTCCTGGAATGGAGCTTGAAAACGCCCCGGTACTTCATGGACACCGGCTTTTTGGCGAAGGCGGTCGTGCCGACGAAGCTGTGCCGCTCGAGCAACTTCCGGTCGACCAACTCCCGGACCTCCCTGGAGAGGATGGACAGCAAAACCAGCTTGGCCAGGCGCGGTTCCGCGCTGGGGACGGCCAGATCGGACATGAGGTAGATCATGGCTCCGGGGCCGGGGAGCTTCCATTGCTGGCTGGACTTGCAGAAATCGGCCTTGCCGATGGCCCGGCCGTTGACGAGGAACACCAGGGACAGGGCCACGCCGCCCTCGAAATAGTCGATGCGGCTGGAAAGGAAGAGCTCGTTGAAGCGGATCGTCTGGCGCGGAGACAGGACGCCGAGGGTCAGGCGCGCGTCGGCGGGAATCTTTTCGTCCGAAGGCCAGACGGGACCGATGTCGGCCGATTTGATGACGTGGCGAACCACGACCTTGCGGGACGCCTTTTTCGCCAGGATGGTCGTGGTCTTGCCCCGCCCACGGGGGAGTACCGCCACCGGCTGGCCCAGGATGGCCCGGACCTCGGGGAGGTCCTTTTCCAGCACCACGAAATAGCCGTCGAAGCGGGCAATGCTTTCGTAGAGCTCCAGGGTCTTGTCCGTCATTTCCCGATAGTCGGGGCGGTCCCAGGAAACGGCGGCCGTCAGGAGCTTTTCCAGACTTTCGTAGCCGCGTTTGTAGGTGGGCGGGAAGGCGAACACCGTGCTTTCCCGAGGAGCTTCCTCCAGGACGGCGAAGCCGTCCCGGGCCTCGAAGACTACGGTCGAAACCTGTTCGCGAAACGCGGCCAAACGCTGCCGCACCCCGGACAGGAGGATGTCCCAGCGCTGGCGGTAATGCCCGAGGATAGCCAGTTGATAGGGATTGTGGGCTTTCCAGACCTGCCGCAGGTCGAGGAGCAAGGCCACGGAAGCCGCAAGGTCCATGGGAGAATCCGGACGCAGGAATCCCCGGAGCTGGTCCGGGCAATCGTCGCGCTCCCGCGCCTTGAGCGGCCAGCCGGCGAGGTAGGCCCCAAGGGCGCAGGAATAAAGCGTTACGTCGCAGGCGTGGATTTCCCCGGCGTATCCGCCAGCCCGAAGTGCGGACGGAACCGTGAAATTGCCAGCACCGATGATGCGCACGGGCGCTTCTACATCGCGGGCATAGCCGGCCAGGACCTGTCTCACAGGGGAGGCGACAGCACCAATGAAGCTCATGCCGCATCCTCCATGGCCCTGGCCGCGAATTCGATGAGGCGGGACAAGGCCAAGGCCGAGTTTTTGACGTCCGCCTTGATTTTGGCCTGTTGCAGCGAGGCGAAAAACGTGTCGAACATCTCCATGGGCGCGGCGTGGACCGTGGCCGATTTCGGCAGCGCCGCGAGGGCGTCAAGGACTTCGGCCACACGGGCGGCGTCCGTGTCCACGAAGGCGAAGGTCATGGTGCGTGTCGCCAGGCTCGGCGTCGAGAAGGTAACCAGCTTGACCTTTTCCATCTCGCCAAGGGCGTCGCTCGAAAGGCCGGCGTACAGCCTGTCCTGGGTTTCCCGGATTTTCGACCACAGCGAGGCCAGGACTTGCGGGTCATCCAGGCCGACCAGAGCGTTGTGGGACAACTGGATTGAGGTGAGACGGGATTCGCTCAACTCGCCGAGTAGCACCATGACCAGCACACGCGGGATGCCGGCGGCAACCGCGGCCTTGACCCGATGGTTGCCGGACAGAACCTCGAGCACTCCCGGCTCCGGCTCGTAGCACAGCGGCATGGACGACAACATGCCGTCGGATTTGACGTTGTCCACGAGCTGCTTGAACACGTCCTTCTTGAAGTACCGGGCGTTCTCCTTGCGCAGCCGGATCGTGGCCGGGTCCGCCACGCGAAAGGTGGCGGCGTCGCCGAAAAGTTCCCTGGCCAAGGAATCCAGGGATTCCGTTTCTGTCTTTTCGGTGCTCATGATGCTCTTGCCTCCTTTATTTCGCCGCGCCGCAGGCGCGTACCTTTCTCTCTTCGTCTCTGATTTCGACCGGGGCGTCGTTCCAGCTCCAATCCCGCCAGCACGACCACGCCTCCCCCCAAAACAACTTCGAAATTTGTCGCGCGAGGTCGGGGTTCGAACGTCGCCACGACTCGTCGATCCACAACGCCACGCCGTCCAACTCCGGCCCGTCACCCCTATTTCTCACGCGCCCCCCCCGTGCCGGATAAAGAGAAAACATGCCTAAAAGGCTAAAGTAGGCGCGTTTCCCGGGGTAATCAGGCGGCAGCAGATTCCACAGGTCGGCAAGGTCCGGGTCGCGGAAATCCAGACCAGGAATGTCGGGAAATGGTTCCGACGTGGCCACGGGAAGCGGCTCCCCGGCCACGGTCTGCTCGGGGACCGGCTCGGAGGCGGCCTGGTCACGGGCATCGGCAACGGCTTGCCGCAGGCGACGGCGCGAAGCGTCGCAAATGCTTTGGCGCACGTGCTGGGGAAGTCCGGCCACCACCCAGGCCCGGACGTCGAGGCCGGGCCCTACCGCGTCGCCGACGTCCTTGCCGGCTTCGGGTGGGGCCGGCCAGCGCACGGCCAGCGGGTAGGCCTCGGACCAGCACCAGGCCGGACGTGGCTGGTCATCGGGTTTTTTCGGCACGAACAGCCGCCAGTCCCAGGCTGCCGCGCCGGCATGGTCGAAATCAAGGGCGACCAGGATGATGTCGGCCCGGGTCAGGATGGCATCTGTCGCGGCGTCGGGGCGATTGGAAGCCGATCCGGTGCCGATGGCGCCAACGCCGAGGTCGCGGACCTTGCCCCAGATCATGGCCGCGTCGCGTTCGGCTTCGACCACGACCCAGGCCCGGCAGGTGGCCCGGCCGTAGACGAACATGCGTTCGCAGCCGCCGGGGACCTTGTAATACTTGATCTTGCGGCAGGCTTCCGGGCCACGCTCGGGATGCGGACGCCGGATCTTGAGGCGCGCGGCGCGGCCCTCGGCGTAGAAAGGGAGCACCAGCCCTTCGGGGAGCCAGAGCGGTTTTTCCTTGCCGCGCTTGTTGCGCTCGAAGGGAAGCCCCCAGGACGTGCGAAGCGGGTATCGGTCCTTGTCGTTCCAGCCCATCCGGCACTTGGCGGCCGTGTCCCGGTCGATGCCCCATGCGGCGAGCTGGTCGAGACGGGACGGACTGGACATCAAACGTTCGGCGCACTGGCGCACGAATGCGTCGGCTTTTTTGGACCACAAGGCATCCGGGAGGTCCACGGCGCTCGGCGTCCAGACGCGCGGGGCCGGTTTTGATTCCGAGTCCGAGGGCACGGGGCGGTTCTCATGATGCAGTTCCCGGCCGGGGGCGAACCTGTCCCGGAAAGCCTGAAATCCCTCGGGGGCGTTCTGGGGGAAACCGGAGACGGCGCAGAAAATGCCGACAAGGTCCTCGGAAGCGCGGCACGAGTAGCAGGTGCCGCGATCCTTTTCCGGGTCGTAGCGGAACGCGCCGCCGACGGATTGCTCGGCATGGAACGGGCAGGCCGCCCAGACCTTGCCGTTGCGTTCGTCCACCGACGTCAACAGCGTTTTGGCGATGCTCCGACGGTCGTCTTCACTGAACCATTCGAGCGCCACACCCATGAAACCGTCTCCTTTTCGATTGGCTTCGCGTTTCCGTCTATTCCGCCTGAGCCCTCAACGGGATGGCTTCTATGTTGAAATAATAGGTTTTATTGGAATCATGATGGTCGTAACGAGCCCGAAGCCAACGTCCGAACATATGCCAGGAAGGCCGCGTGCCGATACTTTCCGACTCGGACCATTGGCAAAATGAACGCCACAAGCTCTTTGCCTGGATACGGTATCCGGGATTATATCGCAGGCATCGCCCAGCCCAGGCCCGGAATTGTTCATCAGCCCAGACGGCCATATAGGCCTCGCCCGCATGTGCCCGGTCGGCCGTCCCAGCGGCAAGAAGCTCAGCCATCCGGCCATAGTGAAAGTAAACGTCCGTGGACCCAAGGTTGCCGAGATTGGCGGCCTGGATCGCACCGTGCAGGATGGTGCGACGCACGGCAGGAGGCAAACGGCGCAAAGAGGCGGGCAACGGGGGCATGTCCGGGCGCGGCATCTCGAACCGACCCGTTCGCCGGACAGCCGGTAACACGGTGCCGGTCACCCATCTCCTGAAGGCTTTCGCTTCCGGTTTGCGGCTGGTGAAGATCAGGGCGTAAAGACCGGATTCGGATACAGTGGTAACCTGCTGCGAACCTCCACGGGACAGGGGGTCGGTAGTGGCTACCCCCCTTTCGTCTTCATCAAGGCGGCGGGCTGCATCCTTATGGTTCTCAAACCCGAGGACCCCACAAACATCTTTGGCCACAAACCAGGGTTCACCCTTCTCACCCAAGACAACCCGGACTTGCCGGCCATCGAAAAAGAAAGGTTGCATCGCGTTCATCAAATCCTCTCCATTAGCCCTTTTTAGGCCTTTCCAGACTTTGCAATTAGCCCTTTTCAGGATAAAATATTTAATTTTTTTATACAGTTATGAGCTCATTTAGGCCTTCTAGACCTTTTTCACCCGTATCCTCCCCATGGAGAAAATGCTTTTTCCACCCCCACCCTCAAAAAAACTTTCCCATGCGCTTGCGCCTTAAAAGGCCTAAAGGCCTAAATAGATGCTATTTTATAATAGTAAGTTGTTTGTTTTTATTAAGAATTCTGCTTTAGCCCTTTGCTCGTCGAAGGTCTAAAAAGGGCTAAAAAGGCCTAGAGGAACCCGAGGTCATGCGCCTCCTGGTCATTGATGTCGCCTTCCTGCTTCCGCCACTGTGACTTGATGCGTAACCCTTTGTAATAGGTCACGTTGCTCGGGATGCGTTCCAGTTCGTTGCGCTGCTTCAGATCCTTGCCCAAGGCGTTTTGGGACCAGATGGCTTTGGCCGGCATCATCTGCTCCTCGGCGCACCACTTGCGGAAGGCAAAGTAGATGTCCTTCATCTGCTCCTGGTTGTTGGAATCAGGGTCCGTGCATTCGCGCAGGAACTGGCCGACAAGGTCCTGGTCGGTGCGGTACTGGTCCGTTTCGATGAGCACGGCCGGAGGAGCCGGCGGCATGTCGCCGGCCTTGAGCGCCTTGACGGCGCAACGCACGATGTAGGCCATGATGCCGGGCATCTCCCTGGTCAGCGTCGGGTCGACGACGCGGGACCGGGACTTGGCGTGGTAGATGTGGTGCTCCGGGTCCTCGGGGCCGTCCTTCTCGGCGATGAACTTGGCCCGGAAGGGAATGACTTTGATGCGCTTGTAAAAAGCGTCGTCGTTGCCCGAGGCCTTGGGGATGTGGTTGCTGTGCATGATGAGCGTGAGCTCGGGGTTGAACTCGATGATGTCCACGGCGTTGATGCCGCGCGCCTCGAGGCGGTCGCCACCGGAGCAGATGGACTTGATCTTGGCCATGGCGAACTGGTGCTTCTTGTCCGCTTCCGAGGTCACGGCCATGCGCAGGCCGCGCAGCTTGAGCATGGACGGCGACGGCCCGTCGGCCGAGCGCATGAACTTCTCGTCGAGGATTGTCTCGACCTTGATCGTGCCGGCGAAGTCCCCCAGCACCTTGCGCAGCCACTCGAAAACGACCGACTTGGCGTTGTCGCCCTTGGGACCGTAGGCGCAAAAAAAGTCCTTCGTTTGCAGGCCGGTGGCCGCGAACCCGACCATGTAGTCAAAGTAGTCGATGAGTTGCTTATCGCGGCACAGCGCCTTGGAGATGGTGTCCATGAAAAATGGCGCTTCGGCGTGAAGGTCGACGAACGGCGCGATGGCCGCCTTGTTGAAATACTGGAACGGGTCCGTGTCGATGGGTTTGCCCTTTTCCAGATCGACCACACAGTTCTTGCAGGGCAGGAGCGTCAAACGCTGGTTCCACTCGTCGCCGGAGATGGACAGGGAGCCATCCCCGGAGGTGGCGGCTTCCCAAATTTTTCGGACGTAGGTCGTGTCGCGGCAAGAATTGACGCGCTTGATCCAGGCTTCGGCGATCTTTTGGGCCTTTTTCACCAACGGCTTGAGCGACTTTTGCTCGTCCTTCGGCGCGGCATTGCACTCTTCCTCGACGGTTTTGGCCTGCTCCAGATAATGCCTGGCCCGGATGGCGTAGATATCGGCGACACCGAACAAGGCCTTGCGCCAATTGGCGTTTTTGTCGCGCAGCCAGTGCGTGCAGTTGAAACGGTAGGGCTTGTCCGCCACGGCGTCGTAGCAAATCTTGCCACGCAGGAGCTTGATGGCGATGGCTGCGTCACCGACGTTCTTCCAGCGAAACGCATCCTCGACATCGGAGACGGTGATGCCCGGAGCGATCTCTGTCTCGTCGGGAGCGACGTCCGATGGCTCGGGGTCGACCGGACGATAGGACGCCTCGACGGACACGGCCGCTCGAACCTGTTCGCGGATGGCGGCGGGATCGGTGAGCGACGGGTCTTTATCGCCCATGGCGACACACCGTGTTACGCGTCAGCCGAGGAATGACACACGCGAGAAAATTCCATTTTTCCACGGGATTTTTTCCATCCCAGGTTGCCGCGTGCCGGGGCGTTAAGGACCCCTGACATCCGAGACTTGGGAAGGACCCGCGATAGCAGACGGGGGACTCCGCAGGATGGTAGCGTCTACGCGGCGCGCATTCTCGATGGGGGGCGCGGGGGGACGTCCCGTCCACAGAGTGGGGGACTAGTGGGGGATCAATCAGCCGAGGAACATAGTCTCCCCGGCGGGTGACATTGATATAATCACAAGAAAAAACAATGAAATCAGCTATGGTGCGAGAGAGGGGGTTCGAACCCCTATGCCTTGCGGCGCCAGATCCTAAGTCTGGTGCGTCTCCCGATTCCGCCACTCTCGCACGGGCCAACGCGGGCAAAATCTCTTACGCGATCAGGGCCAAGGACACAATAATCAAGACCGGGTCGTGATGCCGGAAGTGCGGCTGGCGGCAGGATTGCCGGTCGGGCAAAGTGCACACGGGCTTTTGTGGTGGGTATCCGGTCTTTTCAAGCATGCCTTTCGATTCCGTCGCGCGAAAGGCGCTGATTCGACTGGACAAATGCGCTTTGGAGCGGGCATGCTTTGAAGGATAGGGCACATGGATTTCGGTGCGGCAAAGAGAGTCGACATCGGTGTAGTTTCTTTTGTTATATGCTGAGTTATAGTTGGACAAAGGTGTTGCGGTATGACGGTGGCGTATAGTGAGAAGAATGATTTCATTGCCTGGGTGATGTCAAAAAAAGGCATTTTTATTCTTTTTTTTGTTCTTAACCTGTTGGCGTTTTCAGCTGTGTTGCGTGCAAATTATACGTATAGAGATGATGTTGTAACTGTATTAAATAATACTGAAGAATGGGAACAATCCGGTAGATTGTTTTCACATCTATTGGCAAAGGTGTATTTTTTTGGAATGCAGACAGACTCTTCTCCTTTTCTTCAAGTTGCAGCGATATTTGTATTGTCATTAGCAGGCCTGTCGCTTCTGTATTGCTTTAAGAAAGACGGAAATTTTTTGCATATTCTTTGTTTTACGCCGGTTTGTCTGTCGCCGTATATTCTTGAAAATCTATCCTATAGATTCGGTTCGTTGTGGACGGCAATTTCTGTTTTTATTCTGGTTATGCCTTTTGTCGTCTTGCGATCAGTTGAGAGCATACAGTTTGTATTTTGGGTAGCATTTGCGGCAGTGCTTTTGGCGTTGAATACATATCAACCTTCTTTTGGAGTGTTCCTTTGTATTTTTGTTTATGGTCTGTTGGTATGTCTGAGAGGAGATGAGGAAAGTCGATTTTATAAACGTGGTCAATTCCTTCTTGCGCTTGGAGCTTTGGCTGCGCTTGCGACGTATTTTGTCGAAATAAAGTACTTTTTCCCTGTTACTTCACAGTGGGGGAAAAGCCATTCCGCAATGTCTGGCGGTGACTTGAGTCGCCTTCAGATTCTTATTAGAAATAGTGGCGTATATTATCACTACTTGATGTCAGATTGGAATAAGTCCATTTTTGAATATGTTTTAATTGTGAATGTTTACGTGATGGTCATTGTGTCTATAAGAAAAATTTTTCTCAAAAACAATATTGTGAATGGAGTGCTCAAGAGTATCGCATTTATTATCATGCTTTCTTTTCTTACCATTGCACCTTTTTTTATACAACTTTTTTTGATCAATCCAGTTTACGCGCCAAGAACATTTCTTACTGTCGGGGTGGCATTCGCCTTTATTCTGCTTGATCCATTGTTGCTTCTAAAAAATAAAAGGTTTTACAGAAAAACATTTCATGCGGTAACAATATATGCTTCTTTGCAGATGATAATTGTTGCCAGTACGTACGGAAATCTTCTGGCTTCTCAAATGCACTGGGAGAAAAACAGATTGATCCCGTTGGCTTATCAGTTGGTAAAAGTACAGCAAAAAACAAAATGTCATTCTATATTTTATGAAAATACAATAGGTTATTCCCCAGCGTTTTTCAATGTCGGCAAAAAGTATCCTGTTTTATATAAACTGATAAAGCCGAGTGTTGGATATCTTTATTTCGCTTCCGACGTGTTGCGTGACTATGGTTTGCATCTCTCTAACAACATTGTTCCTCCTCCTGCAGAAGGTATCAAGGTTTTTTATAACGAACCATGGTATGTCATTGCGGCGTCCGGAGACGTCTGTATCCTTTCGTTCAAGCAATGA